GATCCATGGTATAGAAATACATTTCAATTTAAGAATCCGTTTCCAATGGCTTTCCTTGAAAACGGATTAAGGGTTGTATTATCTAGATATCCATCACTAGTCAATCAAAATGCTCAACACAATGTTCAACCCATCCAATGAGAATGCTAATGTCAAGAAGCTTATGCGTCACATGCTTCAGAAGATGGATTTTGGGAAGTATCAAAAGTTCCTTCAAACTGCCAGTGAGTACCCTGATCGCGACCACAAGTTTGTAGTGTTTGATTATGTTGAGTCTCCGTCCAATGTGCTGATAAGCCGTTCTGAGCGTATTCCGGGCAGCAGAATGTCGATCCACAGCATTATTCAGACTTCGGATTTTGACGAGAGTATGTCTCACATATTTGGAAAGTCGGATCGTATCTCCTGGTATACTCGTCGCAAGATTGATCATACTAAGCCGTTTAGGGATCAGCCAACTGACACTCGTCAGCTGGTGGTGATTACTAGGCGAGAGGTAGTAGATGAGGAGGACTACTCAGATATGCCACCGCTGATTCCTGTCAGTAATAACTTCCGTCCGATTTTGAATCCAGAGGACTACATTCTCCCATCTCCGGTCACAGAGGTGCCTATATATAACTATACAGCTGGACTAAATCAGACTATGTGGTCTCCAATTAATTTCAATAACGTCGCCACTACATCAACCATGATTCAGTAAAAATTAATCTAACATTAATCCATGAAGAAAGTTTTCTGTGGAACATTGATATCACACGCGAAACACGAAATAAAAAACATAGAGCCTCTACTTATCAGAGCTCATAATGGTTTTTTATTTGAGAAATCGGTTGACGAGGCTATAAAACATTTAAAGGAAATTCAATCACTTTTATTGAAAGCAAAGCAATCTTATATTGAAGCGCCCAAACGTTAATCTTTCTTTTTCTTAAAACTCTCAAACTGGTCTCGCATGTACTTAGTACACTGCCATCCCTCGTAGCACTCTAGATTCCAGACGTCGCGAAGAGTTGGATTGTTTTTAACAGCAACACCCTCAGGGATACCCTCCTTCCAGTAGATAGCCCAGTTGTAAATACAGCACTCCTTATCTAGCTGCTCCTCCGTAATGTTCCAGATAGAAATTCTGGATCTCCAAGATTTGTCATCATATGCGAAAATTCGAATGTCAATTGTGTTCATTTTATAGGTAGTATCTACCTGTTAGATACGAATAAATCCATTTTACTCAGTTATAGGTTGATCTTCAATACTACACCCATATGGGATTAGATAACGATTGGCAACTGTGATGGTTATAATACCAGTTGCTACGCTACGTTTCATAAAATCTATAAGAAATTCATTTGCTTGATCAGTTCCAAGTTTTTCACGCAAAGTGTTATCTAGAATTGATAGAATTGTCTCGAAGTTCATTTTAGCTATTAAGGTGTATACCCGCATAATCCGTAAATATCACTTTTTAATTTACAATCTCCGGAAGGACACTTCTCGGAGTTGGGCGGACAAGGATGATCTACTCTTGAATCAGGTAGAAATCCTTCTAGAACAGGTCTAACATATAGATATACGTAGTGGTTTACAACCGCAAAAACTACTCCGTGTATTAATGCTTGCTCACGAAGAGATGCCCCGGGTGGTATAGATAGATGAACACCTGGAACAAGAAGTGCGAATAGAATTGCCTTTAAAAGTATACCTTCCCACATTTATTTACTAGCAGGAGAATTAGACCAACTTCTTGCTAGCGTCAAATGTGGCATGTCCGGTAGGCATACAATCGGGTTTGCCACCCTGGTTTACTCCAGGCAGATATCCGTTGGGGCAGCTAGCACCATAGTTTGCGAATCTTTCAGGATAACCCTTAACCTTGGTCCAATAGAACCACATTACGCCAGTTGTTACAAGTGCAAACAGGATCGCGTGGACAACGAGTACAGTTCCACGGGTTCCATCTTGGGGGAGTCTTAGAAGTACACCAGGTACAAACGCAGCAAATAAGAGAGCCGACAGTACGGTGCTAATTAAGTCCATTTATATTTCATACTTGAAGTTTTTATAAGAGACGAAGACCACGAAACACCATGCTTAGCGCATAGTGGTGAAGCACTGCGAATAGGGCACCGTGGGTGGCTAGCACAGTCCAACGAGAACCACCGGGGGGTAGAGTTACAAGTACACCGGGGACGAACGCAGCGAACACAAGGGCAGATACAAGAAACTTTAACCAAAGCATTTTACTTTCTACGAGAGGTTTTTCTTGGGGACTTACGAATATTTTTAAGAAACTGAGCTCGGCGGCGAGTCTTCAATGTATACCTCTTGGGATGCTTAGTTACTTCATCGGCAAACTTTTCGGGAGACATATGCTTCCTCATAGCCTGCTTGGTGAATGCTCCCTCCTTCATATGTCCAACAACTTGTTGAATCCAACGTTTAGGTCTACGCCCGCCCTCCGGTAAATCTTCGCGATCTAATGATGACATTTAGTATTCTATAGAGAATTTCCCGACTGCTTAGGACATGAGTTACAACCACTTGTAGGGGCGAGCTTTACTTGATTAGATATTGAATACCCATACGCAACCACTCCGATGAAAAACAGAACTACGGCTAGCCAATACATTTGTTCTGTAACAAGAGTTTTAACCTAAACAGTATAACACATAGAATGGGAATTCCTTTCTATTTCGCAAGCCTATCAAAGAGCCACAAGGGTATTATTTCAGCCGTCAAGAAGAATCACATAATGGAGGTTGACGTCTTTGTCATTGACTTTAATTGTCTGATTCATCGTTATCTCAAAGATGAAGATCCAATTCATTCAGTACTAGATGCGCTAGAATACATCATGAATACTGTATGTAAGTCAAGGCAACTTATTATTGCTATGGACGGACTGGTTCCTTACGCAAAAATTGTACAACAACGATTTCGTAGAATGCGAATCAAGGATGAAACACATGGCCCGTTTGACCGTAACCAAATTTCGCCAGACACGCCATATATGCGTGAGCTTGAAATTGCTCTAAAGGCAAGATTTCCACTGGCAATCGTTAATGGTACTAATCTTCCTGGAGAGGGAGAGCATAAATTAATTCACGAACTCAGATTGCTTTCTACCGAACAACGTAGAACTATTTGTATCTATGGACTTGACGCAGACCTAATTCTAATCGCACTTCAACATCATAAGTTATCAGATCCTGATGGAATGTGTCTATTGCGAGAGAGTACAGAGTTCAACGACCCTAAACTAAAACAAGCAGAGTTTGCTACTCTTTCTATATGGAAACTTCTAGAGGAACTTCCGATGCCAATTGAACAGTATATGGCTCTGGGTATTCTATGTTTTGGTAATGATTTCATGCCAAATCTTGGGATGTTCTCTCTGCGTGAAGATGGATATGACCGAGCACTTCAAACATATATTGAAGCTGGTAATCCTGATCTTCTAACATCAGACGGTAGACGTAAGTTTCTAAATTTCGCAGCTGCGAAAGAAATGGGAGTATTGAAAGAACGAATTGGACTTAGAAAGCGTCCCGAAGAGAAAGCTATTCTTGGAAAGGAACAGTCCCTATTCTCGTATAAATATGGACTACATGTTCTAGACGGGGTTACCGATATGAAACCAGTTGTGGAAGCATATTGGAAAACATTTCACTGGACATGGCACTATTTTAAAACTGGAGAGCCTCTGAATTGGTATTGGGTATATCCTTACGCAGATGCCCCTCTGATCACAGATATTGTTGCGTATGACGAGTATACGAAGAACGACGCAAAGAAGTTAAACTTTAATGTGAATCGTCAACTTCAGTTTATTATGCCCCATAGTTCACTGCGAACTGCGAAGAGACGTATACTATATCCAGATGAACTTCATTCGGAAACACGTAACCCATGGATGAAACGTCATGACTGGGAAATGAAGCCACGGATTTCTCTACCGTGGAATCCAGAATACTCTCTTACGCGTGTGGATTCCATCTAACATTACGTATGTTTATTTTCGAAAAAATGACCTTTTCGGGAACAGGTTGATTAGGGTATGTAGTTGTGTCTGCTGTTGTATCAAATTCTACACTACTATATTCAGTTTCACGATTATTCCAAAACTCCTGATTAATTTTTCGCATAAGATCAACTTTTTGTTTTAATCCTAAAAAGTGCTTCCACTGGCCAGCAAGATACTCAATATAATTTTTACGAAATTCTCTAGGTGGTGAATATTTCGTAGCATTCTGTAACATACTTAAACATTCGCCAACTGTTTTTGGTATTGGTTTATTTAGCCGTTGATTAACAGTGTTGTGCATTTTACATATAGCAATAAACAGATCATATCTACTATTATTCCATGTAGGAACGGCTAGTCTATAATCTCTAAACATTCTTAAAAAATGGTCATTGCATATTGAGCACGTAATTGTTGCCCCAAATGCGTCCATAAATTCATTTAACAATTGCCTGTCAATAGCATTAGGTTCTATCGGGTAACATACCGATATAGAATGAAGCGTCATCCAACCCAATGGACCCCAACGTGATGTCATTCCGATTATCTAATTACAAAGAAACGAATCCAGATAACATCCCCCCTTCTAATATCTGTCGTAACAATGAAGTTGGGCCATTACCCTTAGATAGTTTGTGTTTAATAACAAGTTCTCGCACCTTACCATCTTTTAGGCTCTCCACCTTCTGTTTTATTGTTTTTCTACGGTCATTAACATTCTTATCGGTTAAAAGACGAATTGTACGTTTTGTCATAGATCGTCTCAAAGGTGGACGCTTAGCCGGATCTGCCACTGGTCTGATGTTTACCTTAGCTGTTTTCAAAATTCCACGTGGAAAAGTTTTTAATGTTTTCTTCTTCTTTTTCCCACCGTCAAGTTTGGGATCCTCTACGGGTTTTACAGGTATCTTAGCGGGAGAAGGCTCGCTTCCCATTTTTGTAATAACAACCTTTTCGTCCATTCTATTGTTAAAAACGAATCATAATGTATTTACGTCGAACTAGACTCATATGAATACCATGGAGTGGGAAGCTATCAATACATATTTTCAAAGTCAAGGAATTCCTAAGCTAGTTGAGCATCAAATTGAGTCATTCGAGGATTTTGTTCGTAACAAGATCCCATTGATTGTAGCTTCGACTGCACCAATTGTTGTGTGGCATGAGCAGGATGAGAAACTAAAGAAGTACAAGTATGAACTACGTCTGACATTTGAGAATGTCACGTACATGAAGCCGCGTATTCAGGAGGCAACTGGGCGTATCAAGCCTATGTTTCCTCAGGAAGCTCGTGCTCGCAACTTCACATATGCGGCTCAGATGTTCTGCGATGTACGGTTTACTACTCGCGCATATAAGGGCGAGACTCTTTCAGAGTATGATGAGCAGGTGAAAGTATTTGAGGGAGTATCTCTAGGCAAGATTCCTGTTATGCTTGGGTCATCGCTATGTATTATGAATGATTACCCTATGAGCAAGGAGGAGATTGGCGAGTGCCCGTACGATCCGTTTGGCTACTTTCTGATTCATGGATCTGAGCGTACCATTCTCTGCCAAGAGAAGGTCGCAGACAATCGCATCATGATCTTCTATAACAAGAAGACGTCTGCGAAATACGGGTTCTCTGCGGAGATGAAGTCTCTTCACGAGTCATTCACTACTCCGCCAAAGAAGCTAGAAGTTCGAGTGAATGCTAAGTTTAACGGACTAGGCTATCCTCTTACGATGTGTGTTCCACGCTTCAAGGAGGATCTGCCGTTGATGGTAATGTTCCGAGCTTTTGGAGTTGATTCTGATGAAGAGATTGCCAACATTATCTGTCCGTCTGGTGAGTATGTTGAACTTCTTGGAGCTTCATTTAAGGAATGCGCAGATGTAAAAGTTTACAACCGCGAAGATGCTATCAATTACTTGGTACACCATCTTCAATATGGTACCGCGTCAGAGGATAAGCATGGATATGTACGTAGTCTACTCGACACAGAGTATCTACCACATGTGAGATTTGGAGGTGACAAATCTACGCAGGAAGTAATCAACAGTCGTAAGATTCTTCTTACCGCGTGGCTAGTAAGACGCCTACTTCTCGCATCGGAGGGTGTAATCAACGTAGATGATCGTGATGCCTATCCCAACAAGCGTGTTGTTACTCCTGGCGCACTTCTAACTCATCTGTTTCGCCAGCTTTTCCAAAAGGTATGTAAGGATATTCGAAGCAAGTTTGTACATGAAGTAAATAACGATACATGGAAGAAGGGCGACGTTCCTCGTCCGCTGGAGATTCTAAACGTAAACAATCTATACAAAATTCTGAAAGTATCTACTATCGAAGGAAAGCTAAAACAATCGCTTGCTACCGGTAACTTTACAGTACAGGGGCTAGGCACTTCGGCAAGTGTCATGTCAAATGCTACTAAGGTTGGAGTATCTCAGGTTCTAAATCGTCTATCATATTCTGCGACGCTCAGCCATCTTCGACGCATTCAGACTCCTGTTGAAAAGTCTGGTAAACTGTTGGCACCTCGTAAGCTTCACGGAACATCATGGGGATATGTATGTCCCGTAGAGACACCCGAAGGTCATTCAGTTGGTATCGTAAAGTCTATGTCAATGCTGACATCTATCACACAACACACTCCTTCTGCTGTAGTAATCTCTGTTCTAGAGAGTGTACCTGATCTCAAGTGGGTAAAGTCTATTAAGGATGAGTATTCCGGTACTATGATTATTGTGAATGGTGTAATCGTAGCTTATACTCAGAAGCCAACTAGTGTACATGACTACCTTCGTAAGGCAAAGCGGAACTTTGCCCTACATCCTCATACTGGTATTTCTTGGAATATTCGCGATTACATTATCAATATCGAGACCGATAGTGGACGCTTTGTGCGACCGCTCTACCGAGTAGAAGACAAAGCTATTGTAGCAGGACCTCCCGCAAAGAGTACCTGGAATGATTGGATTCGTGCGAATATTGAGTATATTGACCCATGTGAGACAGAAGTTGTTCGCGTTGCCATGACTCAGGCTGAAATTACTTCAGTACATACTCACTGTGAGATTCATCCTACGCTAATCATTGGACACATGGCAAACAGTATCCCATTCTCTGATCATAATCAGTCTCCTCGTAACACGTATCAGTCTGCTATGGGTAAGCAAGCGATTGGTATCTTCGCTCGGAACTACGCTCGACGACTTGATAAGAATGGTTACATTTTATGCTCACCTATGAGGCCATTTGTTGAGACTCGTATGATGAATACGCTTAAGACACATGAGATGCCTTCGGGTGACAATATTATGGTAGCTATTGGTTGCTATGGTGGGTACAATCAGGAGGATTCAGTAATTCTGAATAAGGGTGCGATCAATCGTGGATTGTTTCGTACGCTATACTACACCATCTATAAGGACGAAGAGCATCGTAATATCGCATCAGGCAAGGAGGAGAAGTTTGTTAAGCCAAGGCGAGAGAACACGCGTGGGTTCAAAACCTCCTCTTATCACGCTGTGGGCGACAATGGTGTTCCCATTCTCAACTCTATTATTAAGGAAAATGACGTCGTAATTGGTAAGGTAACATCTATCAAGAATGACGCAAATGGATATCAGTATCGCGACTCATCATCAACTCACAAGAATTCGGAGAACTGTCGTGTAGACGGTGTATGGCAGGATCGTAACTCAGACGGGTATCCGTTTGTGAAGGTACGTGTAGTTTCTGAGCGTGTACCTGAGATTGGTGATAAGTTCTCATCTCGTCACGGACAAAAGGGTACTTGTGGTATCATGCTAAATGAGGAGGATATGCCTTATACGGCTACTGGTCTTCGTCCTGATCTAATCATGAATCCTCACGCAGTGCCTTCACGTATGACCATTGCTCAGCTCATGGAGACGATGTATGGTAAGGTTTGTACGGAGAAGGGAACTCTTGGTGACGGAACTCCTTACTCTCACCTTCCAGTTGAGAACATTCGTGAACAGCTTCTATCACTGGGAATGCACCCGTACGGAAATGAGATTCTCTACAATGGTCAGACTGGTGAGATGATGGAAGCAGAGATCTTCATGGGTCCTACATTCTATCAGCGACTCAAGCACATGGTGATTGATAAGAAGCATTCTCGTGCTCGTGGTCCTATTGTATCACTAACTCGTCAGCCTTGCGAAGGGCGTTCTCGTGATGGAGGTCTTCGTGTTGGTGAGATGGAGCGAGACTGTATGCTATCACACGGCGCATCGGTGTTTACGAAAGAGCGTCTGATGGATGTAAGCGATCCGTTCACAACTGGATTCTGTAAGTCGTGTGGTACTCTCGCAGTCGTGAATCCTGTTGAGAATATCTATCATTGCGGCACATGTGGAGTACAGACTCAGTTTGAAATGAAGACAATTCCTTATGCGGTGAAACTTTGGTCTCAAGAGCTAGAAGCCATGCATATTGTGCCACGAATGGTCTTTGAATAATATTGATAATATAACAATGGAAGCTATTGATGGCAATAGTCAATTTTGTTTCGTTATAGCTTCATTTAATAACGAAGCAAACATCGAAAAAAATTTAGGTGGCCTGGCGAGACAAACAAACACAAACTGGCGAGGTATATATGTCAACGACTGCTCTACAGATAATACCGAATCCCTATTTTTTGCTTTAGTCGCCAAATACAATATTAAATCAAAATTCACATACATAAAAAATGATAAACAATATGGTCAGATGTATTCTAAATATACAGCTTACAAACTGTTAAAAGATTTTGAAATAGCGTGTATATTAGATGGAGATGACTGGCTTTCTGATGATAATGTATTGACACGCCTTTCGGAGATTTATTCCAATAAAAGTGTTCACATGGTATCGTCAAACTTTAATGTGTGGTATGATGGAGAAGTTCAAGAAAACTATGCTTTCTCAAAATATCCCGAAGATATTCTTACCGACAAAAGCTTTAGAAAACAAACAAAATGGATGGTACGTCACTTAAAAAGTGGTTATGGTATATTTTTTAAGTCTATTCCGAAAGAATATTTAACACTTAGTAACGGTGAATGGTTAAAAGTGGCTACAGATGTTGCCGAATATTATTCAGCTTTAGAATTATCCTACGGAGAGTATCTTGCTGTTGATGATGTTATGTATACATACAATAAAACCAACTCCCTTAACTACAATACATCTTATTACAACGATGAAAGTAAGGAACTTCATAGAGTTGCGTTAGAACATCTGCTATCGTTACCGCCGTGTAAGTATTCGTTACCCCGAACATATATTATTAATATGCCTAAATGTACCAAGAAATATGAGTATATGACTCGGCAAATGGTATTTCAGTCTAACACAAACTTTAAATTCATAGAAGCAATTGATGGATCAACAAATTCAGAAACAGGAGCTCTAATGAACAAATATTATGAATATATGGGTCTACAAAGTAAAACTCAGGCTGTTGAATACCATAGATCAAAAATGCTACCAGCATATAAGCATAAATTTAATTATCCCCGTCAACACATTACTAGAGGATCATTGGGGTTGTTACAGAGTGCGTTTTTATTGTTGAGTGAATTTGTTAGGAGCGATATAGAACATGCATTGATTCTTGAAGATGATGTGTACACTATGAAAGATTTAGATAAGAATCTCTTTCTAAACGAAGAGCTGCTTAAAGGTAGGGATTTAGTATACTTAGGATGTCACACTTCCAGAACTAATATTTTTCCGGAAAAATCTGATAGTATTTTCATAGATATATTGAATACTCAAGACCTAATATACGGAACATATTCGTTTATAATTAGTAAAAAATTAGCAAACTATATTCTATCTCTTGGCATTGACGCGATTTTACAGTTAAATATATCATGGGATCTGCTTCTGAATTACATTCGAGAAACTCAAAAAGATCAGTTCACGTTTTTTCTTTACTTCAAGCAAGTCTTTATTCCCAATGTTATTAAAAAAGGAGGTATCAATCCAATTGGTGATCTAGGGTTTTATATTAGAAACAAAATAACGTTACGCAATTATTATATACCAGAAGTTACCAGCGAACACACTGACAACCAAATTGCGAATGTAATGTCAACTCACAACGAGAATTTTTTTTTTGACGGTGTAAATAAGGTTGTCTATATTAACTTAGAAGATAGAACAGATCGCAGAGATCATGTTCACGGGCAACTGTCGCAATATATACATGAAAGTAAAATTCGTAGATTTAATGCCATAAGACATGAAAGGGGTGCAGTTGGATGTGGGTTAAGCCAAATTGGTATTTTAGAAATGGCTATCGCTGAAAATTGGGATAATGTATTTATAGCAGAAGATGATCTTACATGGACAGAGTATTTTGTGACCGGGTATGATTTACTAGAAAAACTATTGCGAATTGATTATGATGTTATTGTACTTGGGGGAACTTTTGTGAAGTCATATAAAAATAGCTCTAAACTAATAAGCTGTAATTGTGCGTTATCATATATAGTTAATAAATCATATTATCAGACATTATTGACATGTTTCAAAGATGCAGTAAAAGGATTACTTGAAACAAATCGACAATCCAAATATGCGATAGATCAAGCTTGGAAACCATTACAAAGACGTGATAATTGGTACGTCATTAAACCCAATATGTGTAAGCAGCTTCCCAGTTATAGTAATATTGAAAATGTGTATAAGGATTATACTGAATATTTTAATAATACAAATCTGGAGTATGACTACGATCCAAAACTAGAATTTTCCGAACTTCGTTATGAAAATGATGACAGATTTAATGATAATAATAATACAAACTGGAAAGAAAATAAGCGTCTCGATAAAAAACAAATCATCAGAGATAATCCACATCTCAAGCATCATAGATTTTCTACTGTTAATCAACAATCAAACACCAAACCTTTATCTACCGAACACGTTGATTTTCATCTCCCAAAGCATAATTCATATTTCACTACTAATAGCCCATCATATACTAATAGACAAACAATTGAACGGGTTGATTTTCAAACTCCAAAACTTAATGCATATTTCAAAGTTAACGAATCATTAGCTGATCAGCCTCCAATAGTTGAAAGAGTTGCTTTACAAACTCCAAACCCTACTACATATTTTAGTGTTAATGAATCATTAGCTGATCAGCCTCCAATAGTTGAAAGTGTTGAATTTCAAACTCCAAAAGATAATAAATATTTTACTGTGAAAGAACCACCATATACTAAACCTCCGCCAATCAACAAGCCTATTTTTCAACATCAAAAAAATACACCTGTTCCTAATATTCTACCTCCAAGTTCAAAATTAGTTTCATTTCGGCAGCTGATTAATTTATCGAAAACGAATTAGCTTATAGATAATCCTGATTAATAACATGTCACTCGAAGTAGTTATTGGTCCAATGTTCTCGGGCAAATCAAGTTATGCTCTATCTTATGTACGTAGACAAAGAGCCATCGGAAAAACAGTTCTTGTCATCAAACCAAATATTGATAATCGTTATAGTAATGAACCAGTTGTAGTTACTCACAATAACGAGAAGATTCCGTGTATGATGTGGAATGTTAAAGATCCACTGTGTGGAATCTCAGATATAAACTACGAATGCTTTGTGGTCGAAGAGGCTCAATTCTTTAGTCATCTTCATCATTTCTGTTCACACCTTCTGCTTAACAAGCATAAGCATATTCTTGTAGTAGGTCTAGATGGATGTGCGCAGCAAAAGAAGTTTGGTGAAATTTTGGATGTGATTCCGATAGCCACTTCTGTGACAAAGCTATCTGCTTTATGTTGTGTATGTAAGGACGGAACTCCTGCCCCTTACACTAAGAAACTTGAGGAACCGGGTGATATTCAAGTGGATGTAGGTGGAGCAGAAAAATACGTAGCAGTTTGTCTGCGTCATCTATAAATGATGTGGAATAAGTACTTCATTGAGTTTCTTGGAGTCACTACAATTATATATGCGAAGCTGCTGACAGAAGCGGATCCATCTGTCATGGCAATAGTCTACTTTGCTATGTTCACCATTTCAAAGGGAATTACTACAGGATTTTTTACTCCAATTGGAAGTCTAGCGGCATGGATGATAGGTCGTGTTCCGACTGAGGAGTTTATATATAATGTAATTGCGCAGGTTTCTGCCGCTATTTGCGTTGCCGTTACATTCTTACCTATAAAGACTTACATGGAGCACGTGTAACATACATAACAAGATGAGCCTATACGTGTATGTACCCGATGAGAATCTACGCATTGATATGCAAACTCATGTAAACAATCGTCGTTGGACGGATTCTGGGTTTGATCTACTTTCTCCTGGAATGACTCTTGTTTTTGACAATAAACATTATGGTGTAGAAATGCCTCTCGGTGCCCATTTTGCAGCTCTGGACGCAAAAAGAAGGCCTGTGCCATACCTTCTACTCGCACGTTCTTCAACTTCACTGACTCCTCTTCGTATGTCTAATCAAATTGGTTTGGCTGACGCAGGATATCGTGGGGAGCTTATTGCTCGTGTAGATTGTGTAACAAATGATAGGGAATACCGAGTAGAGCGTGGACGTCGTCTTTTTCAAGTAGTTCAACATAACTGGCTTCCTTGGAATGACATCATCTTTGTAAATAATCTAAACGATCTTCCATCACCTCCTGATAATCGCGGGTCAGGTGGTTTCGGGTCTACAGGCAACTAAACCATATCTCTAATAAGAACTAATGAAATCGCATCATGAACAATAGCTCCCCAATACGCAGAGTACCACGATGTCTTGAAACCAAGAATCATCGTGGCAATCACAACAATCGATCGTAGAAAGGTATTTATTAGCAGATTTGCTGTAGGAAACAGCCAAAGGTTCATTTGTAATAGCTGAATATTTCAAGCGAGGTCGCTGGAAATTTTCCGGGCTAAAACTTTTTCTTCTTATTAGATATAACAACAATATGGGCGGTGGTTTAATGCAGCTCGTCTCCTACGGAGCACAGGATGTGTATATCTCTGGTAACCCTCAGATTACGTTTTGGAAGATTCTATACAAGCGCCACACGAACTTTGCCGTGGAGTCCATTGAGGTAACCTTCAACGGTCAGGCGGACTTCAACAAGCGTGTAACGGCCATCATTAACCGTAACGCTGACCTAATGTACAAGACGTACGTACAGGTTGTACTACCTGAGGTGTCAGCGTCAGCTGGCAACTTCCGCTGGGTTCACTACATCGGCCACCGTCTAATCAGACAGGTTGAGGTTGAAATCGGTGGTCAGCGCATTGATCGCCAGTATGGTGACTGGATGCAGATCTGGACCCAGCTTGCCACGGATGCTGGCACGGTTCGCGCTCTTGATGCGATGATTGGCAACACGCCCGACCTATGCCTAGTGAAGACCTCCGCCGGTTCCACCCTGAACGCCCCTTGCTCTTCCTCCGAGCTAACCATGTCTTGCGTAGGTTTTGCCGGTACCCCCGCGAAGACGCTATACGTCCCCCTTCAGTTCTGGTTCTGCCGCAACCCTGGTGTAGCGATTCCTCTAATTGCCCTACAGTACCACGAGGTGCGCATCAACGTAGACTTCGAGACCCAGCCCAACTGCTATTATGCCTCCTCCACCAGCGTACCTGTAGGTTCTCTAGCTGCTGCTTCTCTATACGTAGACTATTGCTACCTAGACACTGAGGAGCGCCGCCGTTTCGCCCAGCAGAGCCACGAGTACCTCATTGAGCAGGTACAGTACACTGGTGCGGAGAGTATCACCAGCTCCTCTAACAAGATCCAGCTGAACTTTAACCACCCCGTGAAGGAGCTCTTCTGGGTAGTACAGCGTGATTCCTTCGTGGACTGCTCTGCCACTGGGCAGGCGAATACGCTGTATCTAGGCCAGCAGCCTTTCAACTACTCTGATGACTGGGACATGGCAGTAGGTCTACTTTCTCTATTCACTAACGATGGTACCACTGACGTGCCCACGACAGCTGGTGGCAGCTCTAACTACCTACTAGCTAAGCTCCTTGTTGATGCGGATGTGCGTTGCGACGGCAAGAACCCTGTAGAGGTAGCCAAGCTCCAGCTAAACGGCCAGGACCGCTTCACTGAGCGTGAGGGCTCTTACTTCGACAAGGTGCAGCCCTACCAGCACCACAGCCGCTGCCCTTCCACCGGCGTGAACTGCTACTCCTTCGCTCTACGCCCCGAGGAGCACCAGCCTTCCGGCACGTGCAACTTCTCTCGTATTGACAAGGCGACTCTCCAGCTCACTGTATCCATCAACACGGTGAGAGATGCGCGCACGGCTCAGGTACGCGTATACGCACTGAACTACAACGTGCTCCGTGTAATGTCTGGTATGGGTGGTCTAGCATACTCCAACTAAACATCTTAGCGGTAGCTTACTACTAAAAATTAAACCAAAGCTCGAAAGGGCACAATTGAGGTCATACACATGAAATCAATTGTGACTATATAATAATGTGGGAGTTTGTCGATAAGGTGATTTATATTAATTTAGATCATCGTGAAGATCGTCGAAATATTATGAAGGAATTCTTTGAGAAGAGCAACATTCCATTTGAAAAGATTGCCAGATTTTCTGCTATCAAGCGTTCACGTGGCGCACTTGGTTGTCTGGAAAGTCATATGGAAGTTTTAAAATTAGCAAACAGAGAAAAGTGGAAGAATGTATTAATTCTAGAGGATGATCTTAAATGGAGTGAAAATTTTCAAAATAACTACAACAAATTAGAGGAATTAGCAAAGCTCCCAAACTGGGATGTTATTATGCTAGCAGGTTGGTATTCTGAGTATAGTTTTCCTAGAATTTTTAAGGCAAACAACACTGGTGCATATTTGGTTAACGAGAGGTATCGTGGTAAACTGTTGGATAATCGTACACGAGCGTTTAATAAATTTTTAAACGGAGTAGGGTTCAACTTTGATAATATTAGATTTAATGCTGATGTATCATGGCATGAGATTATGAAGTCAGATAACTGGTATGGGCTAAACCCGTGTATTTGTTATCAAATCGATGGGTTTAGTGATATTACTAATAGAGTTACCGAGTCAAGTAAAGTAATTGGAATATTTGATGAAAAAGTAAAAAAGGAGGTGTATAATAAGTATTAAATGCCCAATAATAAAACTCAGCGTGTAGGATCTCGTGCGAAGGTTATGCATGGTGGTCTTGCGTACTCCAACTAAGCACCTTCGTGGTAGCTTAGTGCTAATATTAATTAAAAATAAAGTCCCAAAAGGGCACAATTGAGGTCATAACCATTAAATCAATTGTATATAAAATAAACTCTATTAACCTCTAAAATTATTAACAAGTCTCATCATGTATAACTGTTTATCTATAGCAAAATGTCTACTATTACGACTGTATAGTTCATCTGATTTTATATTAGAATCATTTGCGGGGTGTTCGTGTTTAATGATTATTCTATCAAAATATACCTGACGTTTTAAGTTATTTGCTACATCAGTAAATTCATTATCACACCATAGAGATTTGTATTCTGGGTAATAAATGTATCCAAAACGTTCGTAATACTTTAAACCACATATGACAAGTGTATTTAGTTTATTTTGTCGAAACCCGTCATTAAACCAAACAACTCCATCTCCGTCAGGAAAATTTTTATACAGTTCATTTCGTATTATGTCGTCGTAACCCTTTACAGTTGGTATCATATCATCGGATGCGACAAGTAAAATATCAAATGTAGAATGATCTGGTATGTCTCGGTTAATAGCGTTAATTTTACCATTAGGTGGTCCTACTTTAACTATTATACGTGGATCAGTGAAGCTGTATTTTTCAGGTTGATCATCGCAATCAACAGTGACTAGAATTTGTATATTATCTGGCTGTGTGGCAAATGTTATATATTTAGCTATAACCTCACTCGCTTTTGCGTGTCTGCTTCGCGTAGGAAATTTTATAAGAATTCTTGACATCGTTATAAGTATGTGGGAGTTTATTGACAAAATTATCTACATAAATTTAGATCATCGCGAAGATAGGCGAGAAATCATGTCAAAGTTTTTTGAGGAAGGGAGCATTCCACCTGAGAAAGTAGTTCGGTTTGCGGCAATTAAGCGTTCATATAGACCACTTGGATGTCTTGAAAGTCATACAGAAGTTCTTCATATAGCTAAACGAAATGGGTGGGAGAATGTTCTTGTGTTAGAAGATGATCTTAAGTGGTCTAATTTTGAAGAAGGATACGCAAAATTGGAGGAATTATCAAAACTTCCAAAGTGGGATGTTATCATGCTTGCGGGTTGGTATGCTAAATATGATCTCCCTAGAGTATTCGATGCGTACAACGCAGGGGCATATTTGGTGAATGGACATTATATAGATAGACTTTTGAGTAACAGGGTGTATTCTGTTGGAAAATTGGCAAATGGTATAGGGTTTGATAGAAGGAATCCAAAATACTTCGCCGATGCCTATTGGAATAACCTTATGGCAGTAGATATATGGTATTGTATTTATCCATGTTTATGTTACCAAGTTGATGGGTTTAGCGATAATTGCGGTCAAGTTATTGAATCAAGTAAAGTAATTGGAATATTTGATGAAAAAGTAAAAAAGGAGGTGTATAATAAGTATTAAATGCCCAATAATAAAACTCAGCGTGTGGGATCTCGTGCAAAAGTCATGCACGGTGGAGCCGAAAAGACGGTTGGTGGTCTTCGTAAAGAAGATCTAATGTATAACAGCGCTGGACGCATTGTGTCAAAAAAGAAGAGCCAGACTATGAAGAAAAAGCTTGGCGACTAGGGTTTTAAACGCAGCGAAGTAAACACATTAAATGCCGGAGTATGTTGTTGAAGCAAAAACTGTTCAGACTGGTGCGATCCGAACATTAAAGGAGGCTATCAAATGTATTCTAGTTGAGATGAGTTTGATCTTCGACAAAGACGGTATCCGAATGGTAGCCATGGACAACACGCGTACCGTTCTTGTTCACTTTCGCCTACACGCAGACAAGTTTGAGAAGTATGAGTACAATCACAGTAGTCCTAAGTTTGTAATTGGAGTTAATACTGACCATCTATATCGTATTGTCCGTACTGCTACAAACGACGATACGATTACTTTTTACGTCGACCAAGCAGATTCTAATTCACTTGGTATTCTGCTAGAGGATGGTGATAAGAAGCAAGTAACTCGTTATAAGCTAAATCTTCTTGATCGTGATGAGCCTGACATTCAACTACCTGAGACCGAGTTCTCAACTCATATTACGATGCCTTCTCTTGATTTTCAGAAGATTTGTCGTGATATGACATTGCTTGGGGCAAAAACGGTTGAGATTAAGAATGTCAATTCATCACTTACATTTGCGTGTAAGGGACATTTCGCATCCCGCACTACTGTGATGGGTGACTCTGAAAATGAGTTTAGTATTCAGAAGAAGACAAATGATGACATTGTTACTGGAAACTTCTCTCTCCCCCTACTTGTACTGTTTACCAAGTGTACAAATCTTTCTAACAATCTTGAGATTCATATGAAGAATGATTGGTTCCTCATGATTCGCTATGTGATCGCTAATCTTGGTGAAATTAAGCTATGCCTAATGCCGTGTACAAGCTAGATAAAGTAACAATTGTATTCCACTTACTTTGCGTAATGAAATAGTACCGCAAAATAGATTGGATACATAAATGAGTGTCTTTCTAACTGGCGCAACAGGCTATGTTGGAAAGCATCTTTTACGAAGTATATTGCTTCTCACCAACAAACAAGTAGTTATTTGTATTCGTGAAAAAAATGGGTTATACGCCAAACAAAGATTCCAAAAGGAAATTGTAAGCCACGGATTGTTCGCAAAATTGGATACAACGCGAGTCAAGATTATTGATAAGGATGTTTCAGACCTGGAGATTCTAGATTTAGATGGTTGTACTGATGTAATTCATTGTGCTGCCAATGTTAAGTTTAATTCTTCATTACAACTTCTTATAAAAGAAAATGTTGATGCCTTGAAGAAACTATATTCTCTTTGCGAAGGAAAACGGTTCTATCATATATCTACTTGCTATGTTCATCCTATCGCAACAAAGGGTCCATATGAATCGACAAAGATACAAAGTGGATTAGATGTGTCCGATTTTATTTGTAATTATGCGTACACTAAGTATCTGGCCGAACAATTTTTATATAATCAAACTGGGGTAATTGATATTGTAAGATTATCGTGTGTAGGTTCTCCTGTAGAACAACTTCCACCAATGCGTGGAGGTGCGCATCTTGCTATTTTAGAATTGTTAGAGCGTTCTAAACTTCCAGATATTTGGATTCCAGATGATCTTAAGTTTAGCGTTGTTCCGGTTGATGTTTTATGTAAAGGAATAGTGGATAAACTATATACAAAACACGATGGTCTCACAATAGTTCAATATTCTGCACCAGCAGAGAGTAAAACATACAACATTAATGTTAAAAATATACTGAATGAAAAGACATACTCTGCTAAGATTTGGACTGGATTGTCGTATAAGAAGTTTCTAGCATGGATGAGTATATTCTATTGGTTTGTTCCGATGATTCTAAAACGTATTACAGATGCCAATGATGTTATTTCCTATGTGTCAATGAATCAGACATTTCACTCCGATTTAAATTTACCCGATTTAACACCGCAAGAATATACGAAAGAAACACTTTCTTATGTAGAAAGACTTGTTAACTCAGACAATACGGTTATATCATGGCTGCTGTATTTCTTTTCGTCGGTCAAGTCATTTATCGTTTGGATTTTTGATTCATGGGTAGAAGAAGACTAATATATTCCGAATAAATCACGAAACATTAAACAACTCATTAAAAAGATCGCATATAAATATGATAGACCTGTAACCATAGAACGCGTATATTTATTTTTTGGTATTCCAAGTAACGATAAGATATTATCAAGGATTCCTGATGTGCTTTCTTTAGATAACTCATTCTCAACTTGAGAAACCCAGCAGTCGCCTAAAATAAAATATAAAAGCATAAACGAGATATATATACAGAATACTGTTAGTCTAACATAACTACATGATGGAGAGAATAAAAAGATAAAAAGCAGAACTAGAATTGTCAATCCATGTAAAAATTGAATGCTTTCTCTCTTCTGTTTTTGTGTGTGAGATTGGAACACTAGATTTACTAGTGATAGTGTACCATTTTTTAGGTATTCCATTATATTTACTTGGGTCTTGCTTTATGGGCTGTATACGTAACATCATCACCTACCTTAAATCCGCTCATGTTGTGATTAATATAGGCGTTATCGGATACAGTTGTTGTTGTATTCCATATCTTAATAATCGAGGCAGGACCTTTAGGGGAAATTGTAATTCCAACGAGAGTCTCTTTGCGATTAATCAGAAATTCATCAACTATACAATTCACCATTAGATCTACAAATGTTGCGTGGGCAACCGATGATTCAACCTTTTTAGACCACGCACCTCCTGCTTCATTTTCAGGAGCATCCCATAGTGGTTTGAAACCACGTCTCATAAAGAAGAACATACCTGATTCCCACGCCTCCTTTGAGATTGAATCTACAATTGTCCAGAATTGTTGAGGTGTACCGATATCGGCAATCTTGACATAACTTTCGAAGGCATAATCCTTGTTGTCGGGATCATGATACCACAGAATCCAAGAATATTGGAGTTTTGTGGTCTCTATTTCTGAACCCATTTGTAATACTACTACTGTATAATCTATTTATATGTGAAACGGATTCGTTTTTAACACAACCGAATTAGTACTATCTATTACAAATGAGCCTAACAATCGCACAAGTGTATTCGGTTCGTTTTGGGGCAAAGCTCCCACTTCCAAAGAGTGTTCAAGATAATATCGCAAAGCTTCGTATTACCCCTGTGGCATACAAGCCATTTCGTCCTCCTCCTAAGCATGGATCGTTTCGTAGTAGGCATGAGCAACATGTAAGACCAGTTGTACTTGAGAATTGGCGTGAGAAGTCTTTAAGTACATATGTCAGTATTCTGAAAGACAAGGGCGATCCTGATTATCTTGAGGTATTCTCAACTCTTAATAAAATCTGTGCCTCGAACCTGAATGAACTTTCTGAACAGATAATTGAAATTCTCCGTAAGCGTGATCAAGAATTTAGGTTGAGAGTTACTACTCTACTATTTGATAAGGCAATTTCAGAGCATCTATTCGCAGGCGTTCTCGCAGATTGCGCAGTCAAACTAAATAATGAATTTCCCGAAGTTTCTGAAGATTTTACTATTCAAGCTAAGATGTTTACGAAGCTGTATGATATCAATACCACTCTAACATATCCGGTTTCTACTGAACCGGGATTCGCAGATAAAGTAGTCCAATGGATGAAGCAGAAGGATAAGCGACGCGGATATGCTAAATTTCTTACACAACTATTCGTACGTAATCTTATTACAGAGGATATTATTGTAACGTCTGTTCAAGATGTTATTGTTGAGATGGCTACCACTGCCAAGCAAGCTAAGGATCAACAGACGGAAGAGAATACCACTCAATATGTAGACTTTCTATTTGAGAGTTCAAAGGTACTACCATCATCGGCAGTCCAGCTAAGAAATACCATTAAAACTGCGCTTGTAGAGTTTCTTGCGATACCCCGACCCGAACTACCAAATCTATGTATGAGATCGCGATTCCGACTGGAAGATACACTCAAATGCGTTCAGTAGTGACGATAGTAAACAGCAGGTAGAAATAAATGGTTCTTCCACCTGCTAGTGTTTTACTAAGAGCTGCTCAACTAGCTGTTGATGAAGATAAGCCCATATATCTTGATTATTACAATGACAGCGTTGAGAAGAAGTGCTGTATTGGTGTTCAGCCCGATAACACAAAGTATCTTGTGAAGTCTGACAGTGAATATACATCAACGATTCAAAGTGTTTTTAACTGCGATACGTGCTACATTGTTGCCACTGAGAACAGTCTATACATTGTCTCAAAGGAAGTGCCTGTCAAGAAGATTGTGGGGTCTTCATAGAAATGAATGAAATATAACAATGCAGTATCCTCCTCCACATTATATACTTTTTGAACCTCTGAATGATACGGAGACTCAAAAGGCATGGATTAAATACAAGGAACAATATGGTAGTGAATGTGAATTCGCAGAAGTAGATGCCGCAGAACTAAACACCGTGGATACTTTTTCACCTTGGTTTTATAATTGGATTTCGCAAGTATCTTCAAGTCGATCAGCTCGTATACGTATTCTTTTGGTTTATCATGCCGAGTTTTTAACCTTTTCGTGCCAACAAACAATTCGTCGGTCGCTCGAGGAGCGATCTTTTAAGTGTAGAGTATGGTTTCATATTGAAGACCCAACTATGCTTCAACCTGCGATACGTAGTAGATGTATTGTAAAACGAATGCCAACTTATATACATACACCAACTGTTAAACAACTATGAAAGTAGAAATTTATACCGACGGAGCGTGTTCTAAAAATGGTAAGAAAGGTGCGCAAGCTTCTTGGGCATTCTATTTTCCAGAGCACAAGTCAATTTCAAATGCTCAACGTGTTCCTGAGGGACAATCGCAGACTAATCAACGAGGAGAACTTATGGCTATTTCTGAGGCAGTTAAAGCTGCAGAAGTAGCATTTCCTCTTCTTGAGACTGATCTAAAAATCTACACAGATTCGATGTATTCCAAGAATTGTCTTACAGAATGGTTACCTTCGTGGATTAGAAATAATTGGAAGACTTCTCAAGGCGGTGATGTTATTCATCGTGATCTAATTGAGGAAACATCTAACAGACTATCTCGCTTCAAATCATTCAATATTACACATGTGAAAGCACACACTAGTGGAACAGATGAACATAGTCGTAACAATCATATCGTAGATCGTATGGCTACTAAGGTCATTATTCCGGAAGAAGAAATCAAAGAAGTTACATCAAATGGAGAAGAAGCACTTGAAGGTTGTCCTTTGAAATTAATGGGTCCTCCAGTAGGAGAACGAGAGTTAGTAACGTGGTGTATGACAAATATTGGAAAGCTTGATGAATCTGAACTTAACAAAGCCATTATTTCTGCCTTTACAAAGACAGTTAAGAAGAAGGGGTTTGATGTAGAAAAACAACGCTTACATCGATCCACTTTGTACAGACTTAAAACGGATACTGGTTTAATTAAAGAAGGTATTACAGTAATAAAAGAAGAATGAGTGCAACGGCTTACTATTTCTGGTCACCAACATGCGCCCCGTGTAAGGCAATCAAGCCCGCGATTGAAGATCTAAAGGAAGAGTTTCCTCAAGTTACGTGGGTATCAGTTGACACTCATAGCGATGAAGTACAACTTGCTAGACAATACAATGTTTCAGTAGTTCCTACAGTTGTTGTAGAGGTAAAGGATGCTAGCAATGTTATCAGCGTGGAACGTCACTCTGGAACAAACATAGCAGGATATTATCGTATTATTCGTAATGCTATTCGCACTACTGAACAATCGTAGATGTTATTAATTCACCATCTTTATACGCTTCACATACAAACTGGTCGTCATCATTGACTGCCTGATTTTTTTCATTTGCTCCTCCTACGTTAATCAACGTTTCACCTCGACTACTTCCAAATCCCCCAGAACTAGGAACACATTGAGTTCCGGCGGGATTTAACACTGTTCCGGTGGGGCATGTAACCACACATTTGTTTTCAGCAGTATTCAACACTGTTCCAGTGGGGCATACAAATGTTCCAGAAGTTGGTGATGATCCTGAACCACTAGTTCCTCCAGTATATTTTGATATTTGCTTTTGAATTCCATATGACGTTCCTGCGAATGTAATACCCATCACTAAGGCGATAAACGCAGAGTATGTTCCATACTTATATGATGTTAGGCAGTTGCTTCTGTGTAATACAAGCCACTGTAACGCAAATGTTATCGCGCTTGTAACACTTAGTGCTACACTTTGAGGTCCCGCTCCAGTGTCCCATAGTTCAATCATTAGATACCAAAGAACAGTCATCGACATAACAATGCCTTGAGGAGCAATCTTATTCTCAAGCCATTCGAACCCAGGAAGAGAGCATAGGTCGGTCGCACCACCCTGCATTGGCGGAGGAGGAGGGACATTGGTTCCCGGAGGAAGTGGCTCAATGTCTGGGGGAGGCGGTAGAGCTGCGGCCGCAGCAGTTCCGATCGCAGCGGCAGCAGCGGGGGCTGCGATTGTAGGAGCGGCAGCCGTAACAGCAGCAGGTGTTGCCATTGCCGCCATTTCTACTGCGGGAGCAGCAGCGACAGCAGCAGGACCAGCCACTGCAGCCGTACCAACCGCAGCAGCTGTGGCTACTACAGCTTGTGCTCCAGATGATAACCTAGCAAATTGAGCACCTAAGAATGAAAGAACGTACATAATAGCATCAACAACATAGCCTCCAACTGTTTTATTAGCAATCATTCCACCTAATGCGGTCAAGCTTGCAATAGAATACTGATATCTACCATTCATTAGATCGGCTATGAATCCATACGCAAAAAGAGTATTAGGAAAATAAAGAACTAAAAGTGATAGAAAACTTAGGTCAACACTTGTTCCGCTTGTTGCTGGTGTAAATGCTCCTTCGGTATATAGCTTATGTGTATAAGCCGCGCTTACCAACACAAATAATATAGCAAATAAAACAGCAGATATTCCGCCAGAGTCCATTGCTTATTCTCAGGATACAAAATCATGAGAAACTACAAATGAGTATCTACGGAACTAGTTCTTCGTGGGGCGACCAATGCACAAATTCCGATCAAAGCCCAATTAATCTATCGCAATCATCTTCGAAACCATGTGATCTAATGTGTGAACTTACATTTGATGACGCGTACATCTCTCAAGCAAATGTCATAGTATCCGATGAAGGTCTTATTTTACAGAGTCAGACCAACCTTGGTAGCTGTAAGTTTGCCGGGGAAACGTATACGTGTCAAACTTTACTTGTCACTCATCCCAGTCATCATACAATAGAGAATGTACAGGCTGATGCCGAGGTTGTAGCTATATTCAATAGCCCTACATCTGGGCTGCTTTGCGTGAGTTCCTTAGTGCGAGTGAATCCAACACCTACAAGCTCTTCTCATTTTTTTAATGCCTTTGTTCCATACGCAAATCCAAGTGTACCATCTACATCGGTGGCATTAGGCGAACAGTGGGGGTTATTTATGATGGTTCCATCAGCTGGATCGTACTATGTGTATGATGGATCATTAGTGATTCCACCTTGTCAGTCATGCAAATGGGTTGTTTTCAAAACAATGATTAACATTGATTCAAACGATTTCGCTCTGCTCGTAAAAAATGTGGTACCCGGATCTCGTCCTATTCAACAACTTGGTAATCGTGAAGTATTCTTTAACGACATTGAGCAGTTACCTGGTGGCCCAATGCCTCGTGATGGAAAGACTTATATGAGATGTAAGAGATCCGGAAGAAAACCAGATGTAAAAGATGTTACATCTGCTCCACTTGGTGATGAAAAGAAAAAGGACGACAAAAAGAAGAGACATTGGATACACGACTGGGCTGCTAAGCAGATAGAGATAAACGGGTTTATTGAACTATTAAATGTACTTCTAATTGTAGTGTCTATTGTAGGTGGTATCTATTATGGTTATACACAGTCAACACAACCGTATGGAATGTATCTGATTTTATTAGCGCAAAAAATAGCAGTCTGGCTGCGTTCTTTCTTTGTGAAGCCCAGCGCTCCTGTTTTTACATCTTCTAGTGCTTCTTAACGGCGGGCATCAGGATGATATCCGTCCCAGCAGGTCTCATAATCCTCAGGAGCACCCCAAACCGTTCCATCTCCACCATCGTCGCCATCATCGTCTAGGTCCTCCTCTCTAATCTCGATCTCCGGCTTAGGCTTACGATACTTGTGATGATGTACAACGGTCCACTTCTCCTCATCTGCCTCCTCTACCTTCTCCTTCTCCTCTGGCTCATCTGCGTCTTCATAGTACTCATCCTCTGGCTCGGCGAACCGACGCATGTTCTGAAAACGTGGGAGCTGAAAGTTGTCATCACGTCTACTATCATTCTCACGATTCTTCTCGCGATCCTCCTCCTCCTTTTGTTGATCATCGGTAGTCTTCCACTCCGAAGCCAGCTCACTAAACTTGCGAGCACTAGTCCAGGCACTAGTAGGAGGAGGCATACCAGTGTTGCCACCAAGAGCAGGAAAGTTCTCAATCGTATTCTCGAGGCCACTCTCGGCAGCCTTCTTCTTCTCCTCTAGCTCGAGTTGCTCCTTCTCCTGCTCGATTTGCCAGAATGGCTTAACATACGGGCGTCTAGGAGGACGCCTCTCTCGTTGAAAGGGATTTTTGCGCTCCATAGTTGTGGGTTGCTCGGTTGTAGCTTGGTCAATTGAAGCCTGCTTGTTTCGCAGGAATGGTGGAACGTAAGAATTGCTTGACATTTTGATTGATCCTATACTACATATTCAAAGTGTAGATACTAAATCCGTTTTTGACGAATCATTTTCATAATGAAAACGAAATCAAGTAAGTTAGCATCGACATATCATAAGATGGTAAACTGCGTTGTTATTTCAATAAATGGTACAATTGGAGACATTCAAATCCCATCAAAGACAGTAGATGTTCTTGAGTGGATTAGGAAGAAGTATAAGAATCCTGAAATTCAATTTCAGGGCAAGATCCAAGATTCTATCAAGGATACGAATTGGTTGAGTATCTTCGCAGCTACGAATGGAGATGAAGAGCATATCAATCAACATATACTTCCTTCGCCATTTGACGAGGAATCTTACACTGGGCATATCGTAATTCTCGCATCTGAATCTGATGAACAGGACGAGTATGATGCTAACGTTTCTGCTTATGTTAATCTAAAGTCAGATCATTATGAGACTGTATTTCAGGAGTGGGCGTTTGCTAATGATGAAGAGGAAGAGGAAGAGGATATTCCTGACCCAGAAGATGACGATGTTGTAAATGATGAAATAGTAGAAGATGATGAGGAAGAAGAGGTTGATAACGCACGAGAAGTTGTACACGTTGTTAGACCAATTCAGACTCACTCTAAGAACGTATTTGTAGAATGTGCGATTCGCGATAAGGTTGTCGAGAACTTTACGGACTTGCTAGAAAGTAATGAACTCGCTAGTCAATTAGAGGAATCAATTCTACACGTCGTATGCGAACAGGCTATCAAAGAGAATATTGATGTTGACTGGAATAATCGTGTATTTTGGAATATGTATAGAAGTCGTGCGATTTCATTCTACGAATATGGTAGACGCGCAACATCATCAGATGATGGAAAGTGGATACTAATGCTGAAACAACGAGAGATTACTACACGGGAATTCGCAGAGATGAACGCAGTAGATTTGTGCCCTTCTCGATGGAAAGACGCCGTTGAACGTATTATTGAATCTGAGAAGAAACTGTATTCGAAGAATGAAAGCGCAGCTATCTTTATGTGGTGTTCGGCGTGTAAAAAGAAGACGAAGTGTGACTATTATCAGATGCAGACTCGCTCAGCGGATGAACCAATGACGACGTTTGTAACGTGTTTGGAATGCGATCGGAAGTGGAAATTCTAGGACTGACGTGATCGGGCGAATAAACCATAATTGCGTGAAGACCATTTGTTATTTCTGGTTTCGCAACATCGGGTGTACTATCGCTAAATTTAATTTTAAACTCTGATATAACACCGTCTGGAATCTGAGGACTTGTTTCTTGTAATCGGTCACACTGTTCACGTACTATTTTTAACATATCTTTCGCAACAATACGTTCATGACGAGGTAATGCCAATTCAATAAGAATAAATCGGTATATCTTTTTATATGTTGTAGCGGCGATTCTATGTGACTCGGATCTTTTTGCCCAAGAAAAATAACTTCCAATTGTGTTTAGTGTTGCGACTGATAAGCTAATACATCCAATCACAATATTCGCAGTTGTTGATCCATTAAATAATGATTGCGTTCCAATTGATCCAGCTCCGGCTATCGTAGATAACATAATAACTGGAAGTGATAAATAAGTATTTAATTTTGAATAAAAATTTTCAGACTTTGCGTGTAGCCAAGAATAGCATAATGATCGTTCCCCTTCCTGCGAAAGAATTCCTTCTATCTGCGAATTCCAAGTAACGCTGTGGTCTTGATCCATTATAATTTATCGTCATTTAATAATGGTTTGGATATATGATGATCCGCCGTATACAAAGCGGGAAAAGGCCGCGTATAAAGAGCTACGTAAACGACTGAAAGATAAAAAATTTGTAGAAAATGTAATTAAATTAATTAGTTTGTATATCCATTTAAAACGCATTAATCCGAAAAATGTACAGCAGATTCGAGAATCGGCTTACTTTGACAAAGCTAAAACAAGACCAATTTTTGATGAAAAAACTGCTACTAAGATGTTACATGCTTTAAAGCAGAAAGGTGGTGATTCAAAGTATCCTTATACAAATGTAGCACTAAAGGGGGTTCTCAGAGATTATACGCCGTCTCTTATTGGTGAACCAGTTAGTGAAGTTTATGGCACAGTAACTGAAACTGTAAACACACTGAAAAATAATATACCATTCGCAGATCTTGCGTTAGAAGCATTTCATGGAACTACTGAACTTGGAGTTACTACTGCGAATGGTATAGGAGAAGGTATAGCTGGCCCAGTTGGAGCCGCAGTAGTTGCTCCATTCACCGCGATAGCAGCCGGACTAGCCTCCACACTTTCTGCGGTAGAAGGTGATATTGGCGGGTCAGTTGCTCACCTGGCTAATTGGGTTCCAGTATTAGGCGGTATTTTCAACAAAGCTATTGTTCAAACGGAACGTATGGCTAAGGTTCTAAAAGATCACGAAACAGTATCATCTGCTATACCATACATGTCTGAATATCATAATACGTTAAACACGGGTGGAAAGAGACTTTCAACTATGAAGCATAAGGGGAACAAATGGAGGAAGACACTACGCAGAAGATAAAGGATACTCTAAAGGAGTGGATTTCTCTTGATGACCAGGAACGCCATTTACGTGCTCAGATTAAGGATATTAAAAGTAAAAAGACAGATAATTCCGCTAAGATCTTAGAGTTCATGCGAGATAATCAGGTCGATAACTTTGCTCTGGAAGGATCTGGAGTTGGCAATATTTCTCGAAGTGTACGCACATCACGCCCTCCTCTTCGGCGTAGTCTGATTCGCACTCAACTTCTTCTACAGTTCTCTGATCAACCACAACGTGTATCGGAGGTACTTCGTGCGATTGAAGGTATTCCCGAAGGAGCTGAGGATATGTCGGTAGGTGGAACGCAAAAAGAACTACTTATTAGACGAATTCCTAAAGAGAGGAAAGTTGTTGGTATTTCTATGTGAGTCTAGAAATAGCTTGTTTAGCAGCCAGTTGTTCTGCCTGTTTCTTAGTTATCGCACTACCAATACCCAGATGATTTCCAGATTCGTCTACTGCAGCCATAGTGTATGTGTTTGCAGCAGATGAAAGCATAACATATTTAGGAGTATAGTGGAACTTTCCTTGATAGAACTTCTGAAGTTGTTCCTTAAAGTTTCGATTATTCATGAGAAGTTTAGGAATGTTGATGTACATTTCAATAAGCGACACCACGAAGGAAGATACAATCTGAAAGTTGTTATCACAATCAGTCCATAGTGCTCCAATAAACGCCTCAAGAATATCTCCTAGCTTCTTTGTATTAATTCTTCCATTACACACCTCTTCATTATGCCTTGACATAATATAGAATTGGTCTAATCCAATCTTTAGACTAAGACTACCAAGCATTTCATTACATACAATATCCTTCTTCAGATCAGTAAGAAATCCCTCATTCTCTTGAGGAAATCGCTTAAGAAGATATGTTGATACAGTTGCTCCTAGAATCGAGTCTCCTAGATGCTCGAGAGTTTCATAGGACTGATCAAATAACTCTAGAGCGTTACTTGGTCGTGAAGCTAATGTCGTAACCTCTCCTGTTGGAGTTGTATATTCAGAACGCTTTACATAAGATGAATGTACCATCGCAGTCTGAAACAATTCAGGATTACGAACTGTAAACTTACACCTGTGTTTCAAAAGAATCGCTTGTATATCCGTGCTGGTAAACAAGCGGTTTTTTGGGTTGTAAGGGTTATACATAATTGTTGGTGTGCTCATTTTTTCTTGTTACGTAATACTCTTTTAGTTCTATTCTTTCGTTTTTTACCTCCCACATCTACTGGTTTAAGGGTATCCTGAACAACCTTATCTAATTTTTGCCAGTGTGTTAAAAATAACGCACGTTCGGTGGGCTGCATTTTAACAAGGGCTGCTTTAAGGTTTGTTTCAATCATTTCTTCATTCTCTTCAATAAGTCCAGGCATCTTATCAACTACAGCCTTTCTAGCTGCGTCCTTTGCGGCTTGTAGAAGAAAACTTGCCATTATTCTTACGTCTGAAAGTTTTACCACCTATCTTTCTTTTCTTCTCTGGACGAGCATCTTGGCCACTTTCGATCTTCTGAAGTATCTCTTTGAAATCATCATTCATTTTTGTAGAATCAACACAATTCGCAAATCCAATCATTATAATAGTGCCACCCATACCTTTGTCGCTAATATATTTCACAATGGGATTCATCTTTTCAGTGTTTATATACCCAAGTCGTTCTTGTAGCCACACATCGTATCCTTTAGCATTAATTAATGCCTGAACTGTGCGTGTACCATCATACTTATATGTCTTGTGTATATCGCTCAATACCTTTGTTGTTTGGTTAACACCAAATTCCCATCTTGGAAATTTTGTTGCTCTGTCAATTTTTGTAACTAAAAATGAGTTGTCAGCTTTTACATAATTACAACATCTGTGTGCCCATGCGTATTCCTTTCGCAAAATATCCATTTGTTGAGGAGTATGGTTTCCCTTATCGGATGATCTAAAAAGATCTAAAAAGAATATAGCTTGAATAATCGGCAATATATGTTCACATGTTGGTTGTAATCCATTTATCTTTTCATCAAAATCAAAGCCACAAATATAGCACTTATCTGTATCTTTTACTTTACCTATAGTATTATTACATTGACTCTCAACTGAACCAGGTTCATATATTTGTCTACAATTCTTCTTTAGAACTTCTGTCCATATCGATACAGCTTCTGCTGGAAATAGTGCTTTCATAAATTGAGATGCTGACCTTGGTTGGCATACATCCAGCCCTCTTAGATAGGGATTCAGATCATCATATGTTTTTCCTTGAAACTGTTTACTCACACCAATGTCTGACAACCGAGCAGCACGTTCGGCTTTTTTTTGTTTCCTAGATGTTGGTACATAACTAGTAGGAGGACTAGGAGCAGGAGGACTAAAATTCCAGGCGGAAGGATTCACTGCGGCAGGAAGAGGAGGAGCAGGAGTAGGCGGAACAGGAGCAGGAGCAGGAGCAGGAGCAGGAGCAGGAGGAGCGGATGTAGCAAAAGATGAAAAGGATAAGAGAGTAGAAGCTGCTTCGCGATCACTATCCAGTTCTACCTCAGGAATGATTCCGTAATGTGAAAAAAGTTTTGCGTTTTCTACAACTTTCTCAAGTGTAGTATTTTCAAATGTTCTTATGAGAGTTTCATCAGAAACATCTTTATTATTTAAGTTCAATAGTGTTAGAGCAGCTGCCTCTAGTGAATCAATTTGACTTTGTTTCATGTACACCAGTGTTTTAGCTAAATCCAAATCAGCGGCTTCTAGTTCCATTGATATTTAATTATACTAAATTATCAATCATCTTCCTTAATAACACGTGTAAACTCAAACTCTTTTCCAATCAGTGTTCTCTTACGCTGTCCAATAATGTAAGCAACACACTCTTCTGCTGAAGGGGAAGTCGTTGATAGAAAGTATCCACTAACTAAAGTCTCGAGATCCTTCTTTGAAAGATTCCAAGCCTTTGCGTATGTCTCTGGACGCTGAATCTTAATACAAGACCCATCATCGTCAATCTTGAGCTTATCTACCGAACTAAACTGTGGAAGCTTAATGAGATCACACATCTCCATCTCTACAATCTTTCGAGCTTCACGCTTCTCATAAATATTCTTATTGAGAACTCGAATCTCATCATCTACATCACGGTATTGCTTGACACATCGCTTTAGATCATTAATTGCTTCCTTTGACATTTTGGTTGATATAGTCTAGTTTATTAATAACATATTCCGTTTTCAAGATAATGGATGAAGAAGAAGTTGAAAATCTTCGAAAAGTCTACAATGAAGAACACCCTTCTGAGCCACCGATTAAGAGCGGTACAATGAAGAACGTATGGAATGATATTCGTAAACGCTTACGTGAAAAATGTTCAGCGGGAACAGCGGAATGTATCGCAGCTCATATGATTCGAAAACAGAAGGCTCCTGAAAGTTGGGAAAAAAATCCAGAAGAATGGTTGTCATCGGTTGATATTGATGAGGTTGAAAAGGAGTTTATGCGTACCTTTGCTCGCTACACTTATCTAGGAACTATACCGATTGATTTTGATAAAAAGTCCAATACCGGAAGATGTCTTGTTGATACATTATGTTCGGTCAAACTGAATGATCTATATGAAAGTGGAAGCAGACGAATTGGTATTGTATTTAATACAGATGTCAGTAGTGGTCCGGGAAAGCATTGGTTCGCAGTGTTTGTAGATGTGAGTCCTAAGTATGAACATCCTCGCATGACATATTTTGATTCGTATGCCAATAAACCTGAAAAGGAAATTGTAAGACTTATGGATCGATGGAAACAGCAATGGGATGCTACGGGAGTTCATTCCAAGCCAATGGAATTAACATACAATACTACTCGTCATCAATATGAGAATTCTGAGTGTGGAATGTACTGCTTATATTTTCATTTCTGTTGCCTAGCAGGTGTTCCAATGGAAAAGAAAGTCCCCGACGCGGTTGTAAGAAGTTTTCGTGGCGTGCTATATAGTATCGGTAAGAAGTAATGGATTGGATAAAACAAAATATTCCACCTAGTGTCCAATACGGTGTTTTGGCAGTAGGAATCATCGCACTTGCGTATTTCTTATGGTTATCACTTACACCATCTGATACACAGGCTCTTGTAAAAGCTAAACCTATTTTTTCCACATATTCAAAGGTCACCAAACTAGCACCTTTAGGCTGCCCACAACCACAACAGTACCGCTTAGCTGACTTTTATATGGCTTCATCGTCATATTCAGTGTTTCCAGGAGCAGAGGTATATGATTATGTCAGTGATAGCATCTTACCACTTGCTATAAAGGCGGGTGTGCGATTAGTAGAGCTTGATGTCTATTCCGATGTCAATGACAAACCAGTGGTTGGATTAAAGAATCAAAAGCTCGGAGTGGATTACGCATATAATACAGTTTCATTAGACGCCTGTTGTGTATCAATTGCTAACAATGCGTTTAACAGTATCAACTCGCCTGTATCATCAGATCCGTTTGTATTAAGTCTGGTATTCCACACTAACAAAACAAAAACAATTAATGCCGCTGCGGAGATACTAAAGACCACATGTAGGTCTCATATGTTAGACTCAACTTACAGTTATCAGCGTAAAAATCTAGCAGTAGAACCCATATGTAATCTTCAAAGTAAGTTAATCATAGTATCTGGTGGCGCTATGAAGGGAACACTTATGGAAGAACTGGTTAATCTCTCGTGGTCAACATCCCATCTTCGCAGAATGACGTACACACAAGCATCTCAGCCGCACGATCACGATGAATTAATTGATTACAATCGCAATAGTATTACCATGGTTGTGCCCGATATCGGAGAAGACTTGAAAAACAATAATCCTCAAATATTATTTACATTCGGTTGTCAGTGGATTATGATGAATTATGGGTCAATTGATAACATGATGGAGTTATATATTGGAGAATTTCAAGAAAACAGTATAGTTCTCAAACCAGCTGCGCTTCGACCTCTCAAGCCCAAGAAGTACAAGAAGCCAACTATGCCAGATCCTGCGGTATCGTTTCAACCTCTAAGACATACATCTCCAATATACACTGCGACAGTATGATAAAATGTTTGCGTTAAAACAAAATGACCAAGTGGCTATCTCACGTTAAGGCTACGATGAAGACGATGAAAGACGAGAAGAAGAGTATGGGTAAGAAGTGGTTTTCTCACGTTCTAAAGACGGCTAAGAAGACTTACAAGAAGCACAAGGGTGGTGAGGAGAGCAGTGACGAGGAGAAGATGGCTGCCCCTATGGCTGCTCCTGCGGCTGCCCCTATGGGTGGTCGCAAGCATCGTCGTGGAGGAAAGACCCAACGTCGTCGCAAGTAAGTTAACTATCTACAAAAAAATTGAGTATAAGTAACATATAAAGACAAATGGGTGGTGGTTTATTACAACTAGTTGCCTACGGCGCGCAAGATGCATACCTGTCTGGGAATCCTCAGATCACTTTCTGGAGAGGTCTGTTTAAGCGTCATACGAATTTTGCGATGGAACCGTTTCGTGTAAATCTGACGGGACAGGCTGCCTGGGGTACTAAGCACTCCGCCATTCTAGGTCGTCATGCTGATCTTGTATCGTCTGCCTACATTGAAGTAGAACTTCAGGCTGATAGTGGCTCCTTAGTTTATGACGATAGGGGGCGTCAATCTGCCTTCAATCTACTTGAGTATGCGGAGCTTGATATTGGTGGCCAGGTTATTGACCGTCAGTACGGTGAGTTTCTATTTCTATGGAGTCAGCTAGCCCACCCAGTCGATGTCAGAGCCAACATGGATCTAATGTCAAAGACGATTGATCTTGCGAATGGTACCTGTGATGCGAATACTGGACGCCCGTTTCGCAGAAATCTTACGTATATTCCTCTAATGTTCTTCTTCTGCCGTAATCCTGGTGCCGCACTACCCCTAATTGCCCTTCAGTACCACGAAGTAAAAATCAACATCCTCTGGAATAAGGTTCGTCAGATTTTTGTAGACGGGGTAAGCAGCGCTGGTCCGGCTCAGGCCAACCTACTAATTGATTATGTATATCTTGATGTAGAAGAGCGTCGTCGTATGGCACAGGAGTCTCACGAGTATCTCATTGAGCAGACTCAGTTTAATGAGGACAAGGGGTTAACATCTGCTCAAAATCGTGTTGATTTAACATTCAATCACCCCGTAAAGGAGCTAATTTGGGTAACTCAGTACTCATGGAGACGTAACTGTACAATCACACCTCCTGCCACGCTTGCGGTATCCCCTCTCACATATGATGCTCTAATCCACGATTGCTCTCTCCAGCTAAACGGTCAGGATCGTGTTCCCTCTCTACCCGGAACATACTACGCCGCAGTTCAGCCCTACCAGCACCACAGCGGACGTGGATTCACTGACGGAGAAGAACTTGTGCCTAACGGAGTATCTACATTTGCGCCGGCTCCTGTAACAGACACCAGACAAATGGCAGGTGGCGTGTACATGTATTCTTTCGCAATCAAGCCTGAGGAGCACCAGCCTTCTGGAACGTGTAACTTCTCTCGTATTGATACTGCTACCCTAGTATTCAGCGTAGACGGTAGAAAGCCGATTTCCAATGTTGATGTACAGAATGCTGAGATTCGTGTGTATGCGATTAACTACAACATTCTACGCGTAATGTCTGGTATGGGTGGTCTTGCGTACTCCAACTAAAGTTTCCGAGAACTATACTCCAACTAATTCCAATGAAGTAAATAATGGACGTGGATAAACTCCTTATAGTCGCTCATCCAGACGATGAAGTATTATGGGGAGGATTAAATTTATTGTTACAACCAGGATGGTTTGTCGTTTGCTCTACGCATCTGAACGATCCTGTGCGATCACGAGAATTCTATAAGACAATGTCACTTGCGAATGTCACAAAATATGTGATGTATGACGTGAAAGACGAATATACCGAAGATCCTAGAAAAGCCGCTCAACTTTATGACGGAAGTTTGTTTGAGAAAGGTATTCAATCCCTATCTAAACATCCTTGGAAGTTGGTATTAACTCATAATGTTACAGGTGAATATGGACACGAACACCATAAGAAAGTGAATCAACTTGTTATGAAATATATGCCTTCTGCTAAGACATTCAAAGTTGGAGAAAGGTTAAAAGCTAGTACATTAGAGCATAAGCGTAACCTTCTACAATACTACGCAGAAACACAGTCTATATGTCGTCAACTATATGAGCGTAAAGGTAGTAAATTAAAAATCGCAGAACGAGAACACTTTTTTAACGAAATGCTGTATGTTGATGTTCAACGCAAGATAACACCTGTGATTCATCAGATATGGTTTGGTAAGCCACTCGATAAGAGTACCATACGATACAACCTAATGAATGGTGTGAAAGAGGTTGCTAATAGAAATGGACTTGCTTACAAGGTATGGACGAATGACGATATGAAAGAAGAGATGATGCCTATTACGTGGAAATATATGCAACATGCGATTAAAAAGGGAGAAGAATTAGAACAATCTCGTTTCGCACAAGTAGCGGATCTTGCTCGATATGAACTACTTCATCGTTTTGGCGGTGTATATATGGATTCTCTTTTTGAAATAGGAGATGAATTTTGTAACTATATTAAAGCTCACGCCGATATAGGGCATGAGATTATAGTTGCCAACGAAGATCCGTGTAAGTTAAAATGTAAGGGATCCGGTGGTAAACGGTATATGTCGAATGGATTTTTTGCATGTGTACCTGGGTGCATAATTCTAAAGCGTCTTTTATCGAAAGACAGTTTAGAATCAATTGATTTTGAAAGTGTGTATATTAATCGCACAACTGGACCATACTATTTCCGTAGTGGAATGAAGACAGGCGATAAAATTCACGTGGTTGATACTGAAAAGATATATCCTTTTATGGTGAATGATTCGGAGTATCGTCCGGGCGAACCTAACCAATGTGTTACGGAAGGAGACAAATTAGTTCATGATTGCTTACATAAAAAATATCCAGGATCACTAGCTGTCTATCAGAGTGGCTTTGGTGGATCTTGGAGTTGGTGAACCTTCTTCATCTTCTCAAGATAGAGAATAGCATCCATCAACTCTTCCTGCATATGGTTAACCCAATCTAAAAATGGCGCATTATTCGCCTCCAATGTTGTATTGTATTTTTTCTGACCCAATTCAGACCGTTGTTGGAACTTCTCAATAACGGTTTGAACTATCGGATCCATTTATTAGTTTATGTTTGCTACATCTAGATACCATAATAGAAGACATCATGCGGATCTTCTAGCATGTAGTTTATGATATCAACATATGTAGATTGAGGATTACTAGATATCCGAACAATCTTCTTGAACCCCTCGATATCCCAATTGGGATGGAACTGTCCAATTTTCTTATTTAGTCGGTCGATGAATGACAGACCTCCATCATAATCGGGAGAATGATTGTTATAGAAATAATCAAGTGTAATAAGATCACTCCACGTAGGAATAACCTTATCGAAAGTCTTAATGAATGCCGAGACATCGTCAGCAGTATGTAGTTGATATTTGGTTGGAACGTACATTGTAGCTTACTGTATGTATAAATGGTTCACGCGAATCCGTTTTACCATTCCATCGCAATATCTGCCATTTGAACACCACCCTGCTCTGCGTCCTTGCGATCCTCTGCGTCAATACGTGCGTTCGCGGCAGCTAGATCAGCTTCAAACACAGACATGTCTTCCTCTGTTCCATCAGGAAGCTTGGTCTCATCTACAAGAATATCTACGAATCCAGTACCACAGGGAGGCTTCTGTCCAAACATGATATTCGCAGATACACCCTTCATGTTATCAAAGTCAGCTGATAGTGCGGCGTTGAACAGAATCTTAGAAGTCTCCTCAAAAGACGACTTAGCAAGAACACCTGCTTCACCCTTGTTCATACCGAAACGATTGGCTTCCATGATACGACCGAGATAGGTCATCGTGTCTACAAGAGTAATCATATGGTGATAATTTACAGCCTCACCACCAGACTTAAATACTTCCATAAACTCATCATATAGAGCGATACGAGCTGTCTCAATACCAAACACTTCCATAACTTCGTGAACGTCATTCGTGAAGTTACGCATAGGATCAACACCAGGTACAGTTGAAAGATCGAGAAGATTGGTTCCCTCTGCGTCAAGTACATATTGCTTCTGAGGAGTGTATCCGCCCACCTTCTCATCGTAAATAAGCTCATCTCCAATCTCACGAACATATACGCGTCCAATACCCTCTACCCCACGAAGTACGGTGTCTAATAGCTTGTCCTCGATGAATCGAAGAGATAGAGCATTCTTTGCCATGTCTGCTCCAAAGACAATACGTAGAACCATCTTTCCAGGAGAAGTGGTGTCAGTATGAACACAGCTGAATATGCGAAGTGACTTGTTATTTTCAATCTTTGTCTGAATGAGAGTCATGTCGATAATCTGACGAGCAGCCATCTCCATGGGATCTAGTTCAAGTCTCATAATCCAAGGAGAGATACACGTGTTTCCTTGGGTTACAGAGAACTTCTCATATGTTTGAAGAATTTCACGATCCTCCTGTACAGCACTGTTTGTTGACAAAGGATTAGGATCATGATAAATTCGCACAGACTTCGTAATATCACGAAGAGTTGTCTTTTGAATATCCTTCATCTTAGAAATCGCAGCTACCTGTGACCCGGAGATACTTGTGTCCAGATAGATAACATTAGCAGGATTCTTGGGATTGTGAGATGCGCCAAGAAGTTCAACAATACGAGGAACACCAGCCGTAGCGTTAGCCTTCGCGGTACCGGCTGAATGGAACGTATTTAGTGTAAGCTGAGTAGTAGGCTCTCCAATAGATTGTGCGGCGAGAGTACCAACCATCTCGCCAGGATGTACACGAGCCTTGATGTAGCGAAAGCGAATATCAGTGAGTAGCTCATCAAACATTGCTCTGCTTAGGCGGAGCTTAATAATAACCTTCTTTGGTGAGACATAGAATCGTAGCAAGATATGGAATAGCTTGTTGTGTGCCAACCATGACTCGGCACAGAATTTTGTGATTTCTTGTACAACATATCCAGGAGTTAGGTCAGTCTTAGTCGCAAAGGGATTAGTGTACTTTTCCATCATACGCTTTAGGGGTACTGGACTCATCACCGAAGAACCCTTCTTGAATCGGAAGACATCCTTTACAAGAACATCGCGATCACGTAGCAACTGCTCAACTACGTCATGCGAATTATCACCTACATCTCCATTAATAACCGCTGCGAAGTCCTCAGTAGATGCCCCAAATTCTTGATAAATCTGCTCCATCGACATTACTGCCAGTTCAATGGGCTGATTCTCAACACAGATGCTATCAACACCATCTCCACCATAGTGATGTTGAAAGATTGAACCATTTACATTGCGTACAGTTCCATCATACTCCACGTGAAGGTCTTCCATCGTCTTCACTAGACGACGCTGAATGTAACCTGAATCTGAAGTCTTCACTGCGGTATCAATTAGACCCTCACGACCGCCCATAGCGTGGAAGAAGAACTCCGCAGGACGCAGACCGCTGATAAAGCTGTTCTCTACGAAACCACGAGATTCCATACCATCATCGAACTTGGTAAAGTGAGGAAGAGTGCGATCCTGTAGACTGAACTGGATACGCTTACCTGCTACCTGCTGCTGTGCGAGAAGCCCCAACATCTGCGTGATGTTTAGAGCAGAACCCTTCGCACCGGAATCTACCATCTGAACCATGCGATTCGTCTTAGGAAGACTCTTCATTGACTCATCGCCGATTGTAGAAGCAACTGACTTCAAAGCGTTCAGGATTTGATTCTCTAGCTCCTCACCATCAGGGCGACCTGAGCCATTCAGAAACTTACCAGCATGAACATCTGACAGAATATCAGACACCTTCTGGCGACCATCTGCGAGTGTCTTCTTGATAATATCATCCGTCTCTCTGTTAGTAGCGAGATCCGAAGGACCAACTGAGAATCCGGTAAACAGATTATACTTTGTTACAATGTTTTGGATGTCATTAATGAACTGACCTGCGCGATCAGGACCAAAGTCTGAGTAGATCATGTGAACTAGACCCTCAGTAGTAGACGCAAACGCACCCTTGTTTAGGATACCCTTCACAAGCTTACCATTCTTTACAGTTACCTTACCTGCGAAGTCAATCGCAGGAAGTGCGCTAGAGATGATATCTTGACCAGATAGATCCTTATTCTGTCGAATGTATGTGGAAAGCGGCTTCTTCATGCGGGCTAGGATATTCATCGCAATATGCTCGGGAACACGAACAGTAGGTTGCGAGAGACGATAGATACCAGTCTGTGTATCCTGAAATACGCTGATAATAGCCGCATTCGTACGAGGAGACACAATCTGGCGAAGAACGCTAGCAAGATACTTGATCTCAGTAGCAGACGCGATGCTCTGGGGCACGTGCATATTCATCTCATCACCGTCAAAGTCTGCGTTATACGGCTTAGTGGCAGAAACGTTCAGTCGGAATGTTGAGTAAGGAAGCACGCGAACGCGGTGGCACTCCATAGAACCCTTGTGAAGAGAAGGCTGACGGTTAAACAGCACTACATCTCCATCAATTAGGTGACGATGTACAATATCGCCATCCTTGAGATCAATCATCTCAGGATTCACATACTTTAGTGAGATAGGACGCTGATCATCCTTTAGAAACACTGACTTAGCGCCAGGATACTTCGTAGGGCCATTGCGAATGTATGACATCAGACGATCACGATTGTAAAGAGTTACAATCTCAGGGAATGTCAGATTCATCGCGATCTCTTCGGGAACACCCAGCTCATCTACGTCAATGTTTGCGTCAGGTGTAATAACAGAACGAGCAGAGAAATCTACACGCTTGCCCATTAGATTGCCGCGTACACGACCAGTCTTTGCGCCCAAACGAGACTTTAGTGTCTTAAGAGGACGACCAGAGCGCTGTGCGGCTGGAGGAAGTCCCTTGATGTCGTTATCAACGTAGGTCGCAACATCAAACTGAACGATATCCGTATACTTATCAATCACATCTGCCGAGTCACCCTTGTCAATCTTGTCACGAAGACGCTGATTATTACGAACAATGTCAATTAGCTTGTGAGTTAGATCATCCTCCATGCGTTGGTTATCATCCATCACAACAGACGGGCGAACCGTAAGAGGAGGAACTGCGAGAACCGTACAAATCATCCAGTCTGGACGACTAAACTTAGGGTTGAAACCAAGGAGCTCAATGTGGCGATCGGACATACGCTGAAAGCAACGTAGAACCATCTCTGGCTGAAGAGGAATACTATCTGCCTCCTCATCGTAGGTTACAGCCTCAAGCGTAGCAACAGTACCCTCCACCTTCTCAGCCTTCTTGATAAGAGGTGACTCACAATGAGGGCACGTAGATGAACTCTTTAGTTCCTTGGTCTTGTAGGAGGCAGTACGCTCACGTACAGCGTTAAATCGATCCATACCCGTCTGCTTCATCTCAATTTTTTCGAGCTCCTCATCTGTAAGATAAGGATTGCTACACGTTAGACATACATTTTGTAGAATCTTTTGAACGGTGTCGAGAAATTGATAGAGATACACAGGTCTAGCTAGGCTAATGTGTCCAAAATGTCCAGGGCACAATAGATTTGATTGTTTACAGGTTGGGCATACCTTGCCATTCTCGATGACACCAAAACGAGAATCAAAGACTCCGCCGGGAACAGGTTGTTGAGCTTGGTATGTCTTGTCTGTGATGACCTCCACCACACTACGTGATAGGATCTCCTCAGGATTGGCGATGCCAAATTGAACTCCAATGATTGTATCTCCCATTCTTGTTATTATAAGTGATGTGTTTAGATTGTTCCGTTTTCCCCTTGATATTAAATAAATGCCACTCTTTGGCTTTACTCCTACCAAGAAGATGTTAGAGGAAGCTACAAAACATCAAGTAGTCCACACTGGAGTCGTAGTTGATGTAATACACGATGGACCTGTAATGGAGACTGTAACAGTTCCTAGCGTAGAAATCCCGACATATACTGAACCTGAACCTAAGCCAGTTGTAAAACCTCTCTTAGAACCTAGTAAATCTACTAAATTACCGCCAATGCCATCTAAGAGAACCCCCGATCCGAAACGAAAAGTTAATCTAAATCCCCTGAGTAACTAATAGTGTTTCTAACCAAAATTCATCGTCGCTTAAAATTTCTGTTACCAGCTCACTAGGATACATATCTGTTAAACGTGAAGCCCACTGTTCAAATTCAGGACCCATACGGTTCTTAAATTTGCCCTTATCCTTAATCTTAGCACTTCGAAGTTCACGATACACTTGATATGCGAACTGCTGTGTCATATATGAATCTTCACTCTCATCACGCATATTGCCAACAATTTTATACCACGATTCCATTGCTTTTTCACACAGAATAATAAGATGCCAAAGTTACGTCTGAAAACAGTTCGACGTTCTCAGAAAAAAGAGAAGAAGTGGGACGCAGTGTTTGAAATGCCGAATGGTAGAGAAAAGGTAGTTCGATTTGGAGCTCGAGGAATGTCTGATTTTACTAAGCATAAAGATACTCGCAGAAGATCTCTTTATCTAAAGAGACATTCTGGAATGGGAGAGCACTGGAATCAGCCTGACACTCCTGGCGCGTTATCAAGATGGGTGTTATGGAACAAGCCAACATTTAAAGCGTCACTTGCTGACTTCAAAAAACGGTTTCATTTGTAGAAAACGGATTTACATGCGAGACATTTGATATATACCAGTAGCGTGTCCGAGTGGTTAAGGAGAAGGTCTTAAGAACCTTTGTAGCAATACGCGTGGGTTCGAATCCCACCGCTACTACCAACACCAATAGTTCAGTGGTAGAATATGGGTTTTCCAAACCTACGACACGGGTTCGATTCCCGTTTGGTGTACCATCCGATATGGTGTAACGGTTAGCATACGGGGCTTTCAATCCTTAGACCCGGGTTCAACTCCCGGTATCGGAATTAGACTTGGTTAAGTCTTAAAATTAACCAAACTCACCGGCATAGCTCAGTTGGTAGAGCATGGGCCTTTTAAGCCCAGGGTCGCGGGTTCGAGCCCCGCTGTCGGTATCAAGCTCATTAGCGCAGTGGATAACGCGTCCGCCTTCTAAGCGGAAGATCCTGGGTTCGACTCCCAGATGAGCTATTTTTTAACTTATAGGAATCACTTTCGTGAATACTTCATTCCACGAAAGTGTTTGTTCACTTTCAAAGTACATTGTTGCGACTCTATTGAATGATTTAATGTAGAAGAATGCGACTGCTCCAATAACATAAGGATACCAATACTCCATTATCTATATACGCAGATATAGGCTAGGACTTTTCAAACGATGGATTTTGTATGCTTCATTTATACCGAAAAATATCCGTTCAAATGTTGTTCCTCTCCAATATCTTCCTCCTGTAGCTGTTGTATTTAAAGATGCGAGATATTGCGGACCCTTTGTTTTAGATACAGCTTTCGCAGTACTTATTATTCGTGTAATACAGTTCATCATATATTTGCGTTTTTCATCTATCAGCAACTCTTCCTTGCGTTTTTTTGAAAACGCCTTCACTTCTTCCTTTAAAGTATCTATCGTATCTCCATATTCTGAAACTATTTGTCTAAGTTCAGTTATTAACAGTCTAACTTCAGGTTCTTTTTTAATTTCAGCGATACACCTTTTTGCCACCCCTTCACGAGTGAGCTGTTCAGCTGGAGATTTATTTTGATTACAATTTGGACATTTCTGGTTTGACAGTGAAAGGCAACGAATAATACATGCCGTATGATAGGCATGACCACATTCTAGTTTATAACACGTTTCTGTATGCTCACCTTCAGCATTATATGATCGCATATCCATAGTCTCAAAACAAATAACACATAGATCCTCCATGAAAAAAACGGAATTGTTAATAGTAACATACATATACGTAAATACTAACATGGATCAACCTAAGACACGCAAGGAAACCAAAAAGGATCAAAAGGAGAAGGCTAAGGGTAAGAGCATTTATAGTGCGAAACACGTCCGATTCGCAGAAGCTCTAAAAGAGAGTCATCCTAGAAATAAGTAAAACTAGCGAAGTGTAATACGTCTCCCACCCCCACGTGGCTTTCTACATGTTTTACCCTTTTTACATTTACTTCTATATCCTTCAACAGTTTGAATAGATAGTTTAGTAAATCCATTCATCCACTCCGCGTAGTTTTTGAAGTCAGGAGGATTTTCTTTATAAAACCTATCGAACATTGGATACGCATCTGCTAAATTTCTTAGGAATCGTTTTTGTATCTCTGTTTTTCTCGGAGTTGGTTTAAAGTTTACAGCTATAGATAATAAAAATTCCTGCCCAAATAATTCATTTAACGACCTGCTTTCAAATTTACGTTTAACTTCTTCAAGTGAAGGATTCGGACCAGGATTAATAACCTTAGGGTCTTTTGAACACTGTGATCTTAATTTGTGATTCACCATATTATGAATCTCATATAACCACTTTTCAGGATCACGTTTATCATATGGAACTTGTCTCACAAATCGTCGCGTAGAATTTCTACAAAACTTACACGGTAAAACTTCAGCCATATGTTTTAAAACATCATCTGGATCTTCGGAATGCGCTGCTATACGGTGGAATAAATCCCAACCTGACGGGCCCCAATAGCGGGTATCCATTCTACTTATTATGATGATGAAAAAGAAATCTAGTTTGTTTAATAAATGGACGGATCTACAACTGTTTTAACTGTCGCAGTCGGGCTTTATGTTGGTATGACACTTGCGCAGTTTTTCACTGCAATAACACGTGATCTTGTCACGCCGGTACTAGCTGGTCTATTTCCCGGAGCTCAGCAGTCTATGGATAAGGTTGTAGTTCAGGTTGGTACGATTAAACTAAATGTTGGTGACGCAATCGCATCCACTCTGAATCTATTAATCGCATGGCTAGTTGTCAGCATGACACTTCCGTACGTTCGCACATATGCTCCTATCGGAGGGCGTCGTTAAATTCTAAGTATTGATTAAAGATGGAGTGGCTAAGAACTAATTTCCCCGACGCACACTCTGCTATTACAAATCTAACTAACAGGGCAGCAAAACCTGTACAGACTGCGTTACCCGCAATAGCTACTGACAAGGGAAGTGCTACTATGCTAGGTGTGCCTCAAGAGGGTGGTGGTATGACGTGTACTGGTGGTCGTCGTGCGCGTAAGAGTAAAGGTAAAAAGTCTCGAAAGACTCGTCGTGGAGGTAAATAATATTAATTGTCTAGTCTGAAACTAGTCCAGCCACCCTTGTGATATTTTCCAAATTGAGTTTCTACACGTTTTTCCATATCAGATGGCGATAGTCGGAGATCGTTGTCAGACATCCATTGCTTAAACGCACGCTTAAGGTCTGTCTTGGCAACTGGTACAATCTCGTCTCCCTCATGAATAGCTAACAACTTATCACTAATGAACTTGGCGATACCGTCATTGTCATTACGGTAGTCTGAAGTATACTCTAGAACCTTATCTGGCGCAGGAAGCTTTCGAAGTCCCTTACCTTCCTTCAGTGTCTGAACTAGATAATTCAGGAATGGAGTAGCCCACTCCTTAGACTGAACTAGAAACTGAATGGTTTCGTCCATTGGATACTCATACGACTCTACAGGCTTAGGTACAAACTTTGACGTAAAGTTGATAACAACTAGACGACGCCAAGTACCACCATCAGTTGTATTAATCTTAGGCTTATCGTTACACGCAAGATGAAACTTAGCTTGTACCTCAAACTCCGTACCTGACTTGAACAGATCACGGGCATACATCTTCTCACCTGAAGTAATCTCCTTCATGAGACCAGTATTCAGTGCGATAGACTCATCAGGCTCTTGCATAGTTACAAATCTGCGTCCCTTCAGTCGGATAACTTCGGGAGCTGCGTTACCAGAACCCTTACGCTTCTGAGTGAACAGTGAGATAGGAACAGTACACGCATAATCTCCAAGAGCAGTGGAAGTCAGATTCATAATCATTGACTTGCCGTTAGAACCAGAACCAGTCATAATATGAAACTTTTGAGCTGTGTTACCGCCAACTAGATTCGTAGCGAGATGCTTCATAAAGTAGTCACGCACTTCTACATCAGGAAGAACCTGCTTGATAAACGCGTCTACCTTGTTCCACGCATCATAGTCGTAGTAGTTACGAGCAGGATCATAATCAATTCCAGTACTGAACGATAGGTAATCCTCAGGCTTTCCATCGCGAAACTTAAAGTCATCTAGAAGCTCTAGCACACCATTGTTGAATGCGATAAGATCCTTGTTTGAGTCAATCTTTTTCGTGAAGTCCTCATCGAAGAATAGCTCACGACACTCCTTCATTACGTTATCCTTGAAACGAGTCGTCTTTAGCTTGGTATAAATTTGGTTTAGACCGCCACGCTTCTTCTCCATCTCGCAATACTCACAGAATCCACAATCGCCCTTCCCTTCAGAACCACAGGCAGTAAGATTACGGTTTGCCATATCGTTACCAATCATCTGCATCTTCGCAAAGAATACACCTGCGATCTGCTTACTCAGCTTTAGTTGAAGATCTACGCCACGATCAGTCTCCTTCCAAATATGTCCAGCCCAACGATACCATACATTCTTACCAAAGTCACAGCAAGTGTAATGATCGCGAAACTTCGCATGGATTACACAGGCTACATCATGCTCTGTTCCAGAACAAGCTGCCATGACTAGACGGTCAACATTTGTAGACTCAATACGATCATACTCTGTGCGATCATCCTCACGAGACCAATAACGAAGCGTCCCTTCTCCCAAACGATCTCCGTCATTACGAAACGTCAGAGAGTTCCACTTGTTGATACATTCTGCCTCATTGTATTTTGCGTCATCCTGCGAGCTGAAATCTAGAAATACGTCTAGAAGATCAGGATGAATATTGTGAAGACAGATTCCTACCTGTACCCACTGATTATAGTCGCTGAACCGTTCATCCTTTAGATTCATCACATGATCCTTGATATAATCTTTGCGTTCCTGGTCAAGTGGCTGTAGAATGATGCGGCCAGTTGGTGATGATTCACGAGAGCCCGGTCTATCTCCGCGAGTAGCAGGACGTCCGCGACGAGGCATAACAGCTGAACCTCCTGAAATTCTAACATCACCATCGGGCTTATTTAGATTTGCGTAGATGGTCTTACCTTCTTCGGTCATAGGCGTCTCGTCTGAGTCATCGCGAACCAGAGACAGCGTTCGCATGATAGGAGCAGAAATCGGCGGTACAGTCTCAATGACTTTCACCTCCTTCTTCTGCGAATCATACTGTAGAATGTAAGCGGTCATGTAGGGCAGAGAGTTTGGATCATTCTTGCGAGACCCATAAAGAGTCCAGGGTACAGAGCGATTTACTACACCCTCGTCATAGATCTTCTCCCAAGTTTCCGTTAGAGGAAGACTCTCAAAGTACTGACCCATATTCTTGAGTAGATTGCGTCGCACACGCTGCTCTACGAACTTGTGTGTACAAACTTGAGGCACTACAATATGAATACCAGACTTCATACGATTCTTCTTGGTACACAGAGTCGGCTTACGCTTCTCCATGATATATAGATCAGTTGTTGCCGGAATCTGAAGATACTGTGCGACTTCTCCCATATATGCTTCGCAGAAGCGAATAACTTGATCACGTGTGTGAAGATGCTTTTGAACGTCGTTACCGTAAATGAAGTCAAAATCTACTCGCAGAGGACCGATATCGGATGACTTCTCAGTTAGATATTGCTTCTCTTGATTGATGATCTCCTCAACATATAGGTCATAAAACTGACTCTTATGCTCATCGGGAATGAAATACTTACCACCCTTGAGCGACGTATGAGTCCACAACCCATCAGCTTTGTGATTCTCTAGGAATTGCTGTAGAGTTGTATTTTGAGACATTCGTGTTGAGAGTAAAGATAAATAGTTGGCTAATGTTCCGTTTTGAACGCATGGTATAAAATGGATTTTACAGCTACCAGTCAATGATGATTACTAAAAATGACATCAATCAATGATAAAGTTTACAATATGATCACATGCCTCGCAGACCAATACGGTTTTGACGCAGATGAGGGGATGGATATCGTAGAGAATCAAATTAACACATTAATTAAATTCGTAGATACTGATGATATACTCTCATTTAATCATTGGAAGAACACAGAGACATTTAAGTCTATCAAGAACAAGGAGACACAGATAAAATACTACAGACGTATGAATGCATGTGATGAGGTTCTTCAACTCGTAGATTTAGAGTCCAAGCCATTTGGATCAGAGTCTGAAAAAATCATTTCGGAGATATTCCATCTTGGACCACGAACTTCCTCGCAGAATGATGGAACACTCAATGGTAAGAAGATTGAGATTAAGTCTGCACGATATTGGGCAGGAAAGGATGATTGTGTATGGCAACATCTTGAGCCAGACCACGATTATGAGTATGCTCTATTCGTAATTCTGGACTTTCAGGGATGGAAGGTATGGTGTATTAAGAAATCTCTATTGATGGGAGAAATGCGGGAAAAAAAGATAGTAACATTTCAAGGTAAACAGGGTTGGTGGACAAAGAAGTCTGCTATTCTGCCTTATCTAACACCTATTAAGACAATTTCGGAACTACAAGAGTTTATTCTATAGAGTTATCTTTCAGTCTATCATTAATCAAGGTCACATAATCAGCATTCAACTCAATCCCAATGAAAGGTAATCCTAGATTTTTTGCTGCCAAACATTCACTTCCAGATCCAGCAAAGGGAACAAGCACGTATCCATCGGTAGCAGATTGTTTACAAGACCTTAATAGTTTATCACATAGTGCCAATGGCTTCTGTGTCGGATGATCTACACGCTCATTCATACCAGCACCACCAGCAAGAGCAGGGATTTTAATTACATCTCTTGGAAGGGCACCATTTGCGTGTGCGGTATATGTTGTCTTTTTATCACCATTTGAGAACCGACCCTTTGTTGCCTTACGCTCTTTTCCCGCAGCTCCATTAAGAAAGCCTTCTGTATATGGTTCCCTGATGTCATCCCTGTGAAACACCTTATCCGACTTCCATAAGACAATTACACTTTCATGGGATCGTTGCCAGAAGTTGAGAGAAGGCACATTCTTATTGGTGTAATGCCATATAATCCAGCGACGATTGATATTGTGAGGGACTTTAGAGAGGATAAGAGCAAGAATTTCACTAAATCCATAGATGAACATAGTCCCATTTGGCTTCAGAACACGCAAGCACTCCTTAATCCACTGTTCGCACCATAACAAATATTCATCCATAGGTTGTTTATCGCTGTTATTTCCAAAGTCTTTCCCGATATTATATGGGGGATCTGCGATAATAATCTGAGCAGAGTCGGAATCAAGCGTTGGTAGAATTTTGATTGTATCTCCATGTATTACATCTTGGCGTATATCATTCGGTGATATATGAGGTGTGTGTGTATTTACAACTATACTTGTCGGCGGTTCAATTTTTAATGTATTTGTTTTTGCGAGAGCCTCTTGTACCTTTTCTTCAACAAGTCGCTCAATCGTATTATCTTTCTTACATGGAGTCTTACGATGATTCATATGAAAATCGTAATGACCCTTTTGCTTAAATATCTTTTGACAGTTCGAGCAACTATAATTAACCATTTAGTTAAATACACAGACAATATTTAAACATCTTCCGTTTTGAACGAATGAAGTAAAACACATTTACTCATTGTGAATTATTAACATAAAATGATCACTCTTGGAGAACTAGTTCAGTGGCACCCTAGTAAAAATGATAAGACTCCTTCTGATTTTTCACGTGGAAGTGATGCGCGTATATGGATAACGTGTTCGCAAAAGTCACATGTTTATCAAGTTAAAATAAAGAGTTTGTCCCACATCGGATGCCCAAAATGTAAGAGTTTGATCTAGCTAAAATGGATTTATTCACAAACTTAAACATATACCAACCTATTATCTTAAATGAGTTATGAAGACTGTTTGGAAAAAGTAAAAACTAAGATCGTTGAACTTACCGAAAAGACAATTAGAAAATCTCTAGAAGAACACGCTTATCCAGAAATGTTTCAATGCTGGGTTCAGATGGATTCAGATCACGAGTTTGGATTTTTATTTGTTGATACATTTAAGGAATTCTTTGGAAGCAATATTCTTCAAACAGAAGAGAATATTATATGGCACTGTGGAAAGCAGATGGCTCACTTACTGCAATCCAGTATGGACACGGGGATTAGTCAGAAAACCATGATTAAACTCGCAAAATCATTTGTTTCTGATCAAGTTAGTGACTTTGGAAATTGGTGTGGTGAAGTATGTCTTCGAATGAGTAGTGAATCTGAAGAAGACGAGCCAACGTAAAATGGATTTAATTGGATCAAGGTTTTAATCTAGTAGGCGTACAAGCACTATATCAATTTAAAATGACTTCAATTGAAAGCGCAACAAGTGATATGGAGACAAGCCTATCGACATGGGGATTTACAACTGGAACTGAGAATTTGTGGGTTCCGGAGCATGGGTGGGGCAATGAGGATTCGGAGGCAGGTGAAGTCCCATTTGCGCCACAATATTTGGCGGCATTAGAAATATTCGCATGGTTCTTCGGCGAGGCAAATAAGTGCTGGGTTCACATTGCTGCTGAAATGCAGGCAGGTAAGACTGGTGTTATAAATACACTCATTCGGTTGATGCTCATTACGGCAAATTTTAGGATAATCATGACTGTGCCGGACAGTATCTTCATTCTCACTGGAATGAACGACAATGCGTGGAAAAAGCAAACAAAAGACCGGATGCCGGCAAGCATGCATAAGAATATTCAACATCTTAAAGGACTTGGAATTGTCAGTGTCTCATTGGAGAGGAAGGCTGCCAGTCGGGATGGGTTTAAAAATATTCTTGTTATTGTGGATGAGTCACATATCGCATCATCAGTGAGGAACTCACCTTCGAGGATCATCTTTGAGAAGATGAGATCACTTTCTGGTGGTGTGGAAAATTGGGCAGCGAATAACATTCGACTGATCACAATATCCGCCACAGATCCTGCCCTTGTAGTTGGAATCGCAGACTTGGGACATATGGCAAGGGTTGTTAATCTTCGCACAAGCGATGCCTACCAGAGCGTTGAAAAACTTAAAGAGCAGGGACGCCTTCACGCCACATTTAACTTGACAAGGGAAGAGCATGTGCGTACATTGACGGATATTGTTCGAGAGAAGTATCCTGATACCCCTAACTTATACCATATTATTCGACTGCCGGCTCGGAGTAAGAGGAATATGGTAGAGGACGCCTTGGAGAAGTTCTATCCCGGATGTAATGTAATTCCCTGGGATTCAGATTCGAATGCTCGGGCAGCAGAAGAAGCATCATCATCTGATTCAAGCGTGGTTAACGATATCAATGAGATTCTTAAGAATGAGCCGGGTGCCCCAACATTTATTCTAATTAAAAATATGTTCTACGCTGCGAAGACGCTGGATGACACTTATTGTGGAATCTTGTTTGATCGGAACAGTGCGAAGGATGACACTAATCTTCAGAGTCTTCTTGGCCGCGCATGCGGTTATGGAAAGAGTTCCAGAACTCATGTTTATACCAGTATTCACACCGTGGAAACATATCTTGCGATTTGGAACCAAGTTCGCCCTCGCAACGACATGGTAATTCCAGATGTAGAGGCCAGTTCTCTACGGAAGAAGATGGCTGGTCTTGATGCCCGCGATGTTGATGGTGGTGCTCACATGATAGTTGGACCACGTCGTGCGATTCCGCTTCGTGGCGGTGGCGGTGGTGGCGGTGGTGGCGGTGGTGGTGGTGGCGCTCCCCCAGTCCGTGGCGAAAGGTTTCGTATCAGCGATGCTACATTTGACACTGTGGCAGATGCTAAGGCATGGTCCAGGGGCTACCTTATCGAGGAGTATAAGGTTTCTGAGATCCGACTGAATCATGAAACAATGACGTTCCAGTATCGTGGATTGCCTCGTGCGATTCGCTCAAACGCCGAAACTCGTCAACTCAATGATCTTGGGTGGGGTATTTCTCGCACTGGTGCTGCACGAGTCATGCCAGTTCTAGATGATGCGACTGTTAAGTATATTGTGGTATTCAAGCCAGAGTTTATCCGATAAAAACAAAAGAAAAGAGGGGATATTTTACATTAATAAAAACGGATTTATTTTTTGATGGTAAGTTACCATTACGCTGTCAATAATGATCACAAATTTTCTTCAGAAGCTTCGGATGTATCCGGATCTTCTCGAGCAAGAGTATCCCGAAACAATCAAGTTTCTACATGCCTTGACAGATAAGAAGGGTCAGGGTACGGGCAATATGCCAACACATCAGGAAGCATGTTTCGCAGTAGAGGCTCAGAAACATGGATTCAAGTTTGAAGCGCCAACAGAGAATGGTGCGTTTATCAAGTATCAGCCAAACGGAACTCAAAAAAGTATTGATTTTGTTCTAATTGAAGTTGTAGATGGTGTATCTCGTTTGGTTCAGTTCGATCTAAAACACACAAATACAAAGACATTCTATTGGAACGATGGATGGTTTGAGAATGATGTGATTTATGTGGTTAGCTACACACAGAAGAAGCAGAATAGAATCTATATTGGATACGGAGATGAAACGCCTACCGAGCAAGATAAGTTAGACATGGCTGAGATTGTAGAGTTCAAAAAGAAGTGGAATTCTGAAAACAAAAATAGTGGATTTCTTCGCAAGTATATGCGATTTGCGAATCAGTATTCATGCGATCAGTTTACAGATGAGTTTTGTAGAGAGAAGTTTGAGTCTATTGAGCGGCGGCTAGCATGGACCGCATTACCATCTCAATAAGCTTTGCGGGAACTGCGTTTCCAATCTGTTTTACAATCGAAGCTGAATTGCCACAAAATTCGTGATTCGCAGGAAATCCTTGAATCTGAGCCAACTCTTTTTTCGTTAGACAACGAATATATAGTTTTCCATCTGTATTCCTCACACAAACATATAGTCGCGGCTGGAAACTATACGCACAAATAACAGTCTTACATGGCTTTCGAAGGTCTAACACTTCTGCGTGAGTTGGAGAATCTCTCTTTCCAAATGAGATACGTCCATCTGCGATCTTAGTTAGAAGGTATGGGTGTGGAGTTCCTGTAACTTCCAACTTTTTAGTTAGAGTTACAACACACTCTGGCGGAGGAGATAGAGTACATTCAATCGCACCTTCTAGACTCTCTTCGGTAATCGCAGATACTCCTTGCTTCGGAAAACTAAACGTTGGAAGTTGATATGGAATACCCATGCGATTTCCTACAATAATAAGTCGCTTTCTAGATTGCGGAACTCCAACACTTGAAGTATCATATACCTTAAATACGAGTTCGTATCCAATATCCTGAAACTCTCGCTTAATCACATCAATCACAGAACTCTCACCATCATCTGTTTTCTTAGTCAGGAGACCAGCGACATTCTCACCAATAAGCCATTCGGGTTGAACAATGCGAACAGCTCTCAGAAACTGATAGAACATCTTATTACGGGGATCATTTACATCCTTTTTTCCTGCGTTGGAAAACCCCTGGCACGGAAATCCTGCGAACATAACCTTAATATTTCCTGTATATGCCTCAAATTCAGAGTCTGTAATCTTATTAATATCGCCTTTCACATCCTTACCCAACCAACTACTTTCTGGAAACATCTTGAGGTGAGTCTGGATCGCGTCTTTGTTATTTTCAGAAAAGGCAACAACAGAAAGACCTGCGTTTTGAAGACCAGTTGTATCACCACCTGCGCCTGCGAATAGACTAATTGCGTTCATTTGATAATATGCATTGAAGTGTGCGATTATGCTTCCGTTTTGAACGTATGATATAAAACGAATCCATACAGACCTAAACAAAACTATAGTAACAATACAATGAAATTCTGCCCATCCTGTCGCAATATGCTATTTGGTATCGATGAAGATACTATTGACGGTAAAAAAGTAGCCGTTCTATCTTGCCGTAAGTGTTCATACAAGGAGGCTGTAAGCGCAGAGAATCCTTTAGTATACGAGCATATTCTGCGTGAAGATAAGACTGCTCGTCTCGTGTTAAATCCGTATCTGAAAAATGATCCTACGTTGAATCATTTGTCAAATATTCAATGTCCTAATGGTGAATGCCAATCACGGGCTAAGTCTGTAAAGTCAGACGTAGTAGCTGTAAAGATTAACGAGAAGAATCTAATTTGGATGTATCAGTGTGTACATTGCGATACGACATGGAAGCAAGCTTCTTGTGTTCACTAAAGTCTAGTTCTACTTCTACTCGCAGTTCTACTTCTAGTTGGTGACCGTGTTTTAGTTCTTGAAGGTGTAAAAGATGGTGTTTTTGTTTTAGATAGTGATATAGACGGTGTTTTTGAAGGTGTTTTTGTTTTACTTGGTGATACACTTGGAGTTCTAGACCTAGAAGGCGTAAACGAAGGTGTTTGACTTCGTGTTCTCGAAGATGTTCTAGTCGGCGATACACTTGAAGTTCTCGTTCTAGTTGGCGATACACTTGAAGTTCTCGTCATTGTTGATGTAGCTGAACCACCTACTGTAATAGTTCCAGTATTTGATGCTGTTCTGGATGATGTCACTGAAGAACTTCTGCTTGGTGTTACACTAGGGCTTCTTGATCTACTTGGACTTCTACTTGGAGTTCTTGACCTAGACGGTGTTCTACTTGGTGATACACTTGGAGTTCTTGACCTAGAAGAACTTCTAGTTGGCGATACACTTGAAGTTCTCGTCATTGTTGATGTAGCTGAACCACCTACTGTAATAGTTCCAGTATTTGATGCTGTTCTGGATGGTGTCACTGAAGAAGTTCTACTCGGCGATACACTAGGACTTCTTGTTTTAGATGGTGATACACTGGAACTTCTTGTTCTAGATTGTGTCACCGAAGATGTTCTGGTCGGTGTAATGCTTGAACTTCTTGTTCTAGACGATGTTAGTGAAGGTGTAACGCTTGAAGTTCTTGTTCTAGACGATGTTAACGAAGGAGTACCTGAAGGTGTAACGCTTGAAGTTCTTGTTCTAGACGATGTTAACGAAGGAGTACCTGAAGGTGTAACGCTTGAAGTTCTTGTTCTAGACGATGTTAGTGAACTGGTGACTGATGGTGTTACCGATGGTGTTACCGATGGTGTTACCGATGGTGTTACTGAAGGAGTACCAGAAGCTGTTATCGAAGATGTTACTGAACTAGTTACAGTAGGCGTTACTGATGGAGTACCAGAAGCTGTTATCGAAGATGTTACTGAACTAGTTACAGTAGGCGTTACTGATGGAGTACCTGATGGTGTTATCGAAGATGTTACTGAACTGGTTACCGAAGTAGTTACTGAAGTAGTTACCGATGGTGTTACCGAACTAGTTACAGAAGCTGTTATCGAAGCTGTTATCGAAGCTGTTACTGAAGGTGTTACTGATGATGTAGTAGAAGGAGTAGCTGAAGCGGTATCTGTTGGGACATCTGTAATCGACAGAAGCGAGCTCACTGAGTATGTTGGTTGCTGAGTAGATGAACTTGTAATAGATAATGAAATACCAGGAGTTGGCGTATTATGAGCCGACGAAGAAAAGCTCGAGGTTACAGTGGGCGATTGTAATGAACTAAACGAATTAGATTTAGTAAAATAAGATGAACCGGTTTGCGATCGAGAGTCACTTACGAATGGAGAAACAGAAAAGGACATTTGAGGAGTATAAGAAAAACTTACTGATAGAGTGCTTGAAGCAAAGGGAGACTGTGTTGAAGTTTCCATATCAGAGTAAACGGGAGACGGAGATACGGCCGCCGAACTGGAAAATACAGCCGTTTCCACACCGGACACGCTGGCTGAAGCTGATATGAACGCAGATATAGAGCCAATTTCACTCATACTTGTAGAAGAAGAGCTTGAATATGAAGGTATAGATGATACACTAGGCATTGAAGTTCCAGACGCAGAAGTAGTAAAATATGAAGCTGTTTGTACCGCTGAGCTAGTTGTAGTTACGAAGACACTAATAGTCTGACTCCATGTTCTAAACAATGTCAATGTAGCTGTACTTGTCGGTTTAGGTGAGAATGTTATCGTTGCGACAATAGTTCTTGTAATAATTGATGAAAATGATGATGTTGTTGAACCCGTAGTTGTCTTTGATGTTGATACAGATGCAGTGATTGTTGAAGAAGACGTTGGTGATCTTGAGTTTGTAGTTGTTCTTGTACCAGTGTTAGTGCTTGTTGATGTCTTTGATCTCAAACTGGAAATAGAGAATGATGGTGACCCGCTTGAACTTCTGGATACCCTACTAGATACCGTTCCACTCGCAGAACTAGTTAAAATGGTCGACTCTGTGGAAGTTCCTGTGAATTTACTTACTACTGATGGGACTGACTTAGGTGTAGCTGTTCCAGTAAGCGTACGAGTTATAAATGATGTTCGCGATCCGCTAGATGTAACTGTATTATTTGGAGAAGATGTTGTACTTCTGCTAGTTCTTGATGACGCAGTTACAGTAATAGTAGGAAGTCTAGATGAACTCGAACATGAAGTTCCTGTTGAAGTTTTTGTTTGCGTTGTTGTTGCGGTATGTGTTCTAGATGAGGCAGCTGTTTTGCTTGGGCGTTGACTTGATGTTACAGAAAAACTATTTCTGAGAATAGTTCGTGTAATCAATGGAGTTAATGTACTGCTTTTTGTGGAAATTGATGTTCTACTCAATGTAGGCGATGATGTTTGAGTTTTTGATAACATTGGGCTTCTTGAGTTAGATGAAGTTCCGGTCGAAGTTCTTGATGTAGTTACTGATGATGTGCTGGTTTTCGTATTAACAAATGTACTTGTCAGTCTTGGTGTTTTTGAAATTGTTCCAGATGCTGTAGATGTCTTTGAGGAAGCTCCTGATTTAGTTAAAGATGCTGATGCTGAAGATGTTTTCGAGCTTTTTTGAGAAGAAGTAGAGCATGGTGAACCAGATGAAGTTTTAGAAGAGGTTGTTGATCCGGTTGAAGTTCGTGAGCTAGTTGATGTTTTAGTTAAGATAGACGAAGATGTCATAGTTGATGTGCGTCTTGAAGTAAGAGTGCTTAAGGGAGAAGATGATGATGTTTTTGATATGGTTCCTGATTTAGTTGAAGTTTTTGTATTAATCGATGTAAGTGATAGCACGTTAGTCTGCGTAAAATATCGGCTTTCAAATGAAGTTCGTGTGGGTCTCACACTTCTAGTTGATGTTTTTGAAGATGTCGGGCTCCTTGTTGGCATTATATTTCCTAAATCTCCAATGCCTGTTTTACAGAACCCCAATAACATTATCAATCTGAGTAGCATGCTTTACATTATTAGTGTTTCTTTCTTCTATATTGATAAATGTCAACACAAGCAGAACGTTTTGCTAGGTGTGTTAAAAAAGTTACGAAGAACTTTCGAGCTGCTTCGTTAAAACGTGGCGGTAGATCCGCATCTACTGGTAGAACGGCTTCTACTGGTAGATCTGCGAGTTTTTCTAGTTCAGATAAGGAAGGTATCGCAATCGCTATCTGTACAAAAAGTATTCTGTGGCCGCAGGGTAGAACATTAAAGCATTTTTCAATGAAGAACGGTAAGCCACATTTAATTACTCAGCCGCGGAAGGGTGGTCGCAGGAAGACGTTAAGGCAGCCCAAGAAATAGGGAACTTTTGTGCTAGAATTTCACCAACTTGTCTAGCTAGATCCTGAATCTCACGTTGGGCAGTAGGATCACTACGTAGTTTATAAAGACGAGCATACGCTGCGAGGGAACCTGTTTCAATAAACTCGGTCATCATAGATTGAGGAAGTACAGCTCGTGCTTGCTCAGGACATACACCATAACCCATTAGATCCTTATAAAGAGCTAGACTCGCATCATTATGTATTCTTATTTTTGCTAGGCAGTGCCCGTTGTATTGAATCTTACTTTCCTTAGAGCCCTGCTTCTTATTTGAGTCACGCTCGCGAAGTTCTGTGGGCATCCAAAACTCAGGATCAGTATCTACATACCGACGACTTATCTCATTACGTGCGAAACCAATTTGATGACGAAACCATTCACGCGCAACGAAGATAGGCATCTTTAGACGAAATCTTGCTTGAGGATGAAAAAATGGAGTTACGTGGTTATGATCTGCGAGATACTTAACGAGTTTTTCGTCACCTACAGTCATGTTAGTGGACTCTTTTGCGAATGATACACGAGCTGCGTTTACAACAGTCAAATCATTGCCAAACACATCCATAAGCTGAACTGACATTATGAATTAAAGATGATTAGCGTCTAAGCTATTACATAGGATTTATTGCTCCATCAATTTCAATCATAAACTTCTTAAATCTTAGTTGGGGGTGTTTAGATTTAATTAGAGATGCGAGTTCATCCATATGATGCGAATGTACTTTAGGATCTTCGTCCGTATCAAGCCCAAGTGTAGCTTTGTACATACCGCAATCTAAATGATCAAAACACCAAATTTCTTCTATTCCGTGAAGATCTAATGCGAGTTGAACATGATCAAAGAATGTATCCTTCCACCCAGGATGAGTGTGTTGTGTAACACCTAGAGATGCGCCAGCTAAACAAAATAAGTCATAATCCGCGTGAAGTTCCTTATTGTGTGTTAGATACCATGCTAGGTCATTTGTATAGCGAGGGTCAATACATGCGAGAACAAGTACAGATGCCTTACCCTTTGTTCTATCATGTCGAGGTGGCATTTGAGCAAATAAATAACCAGCAACTAGTCCCAATACTACAGCACCAACTATAATAAGCTGAAGATATCGTTGCTTGTCCATTTTGTATATAAAACGGAACATCTTTAAAGATTGTGTTCTTAGTGACAAGTAAATGGACAAAGTAAGATTCGACTCAAAGCTCCTTCACCCTGAAGTACAGTCTGTAACGCGCGAATCTGTACAAGAAGCGCTCAAGGTAGCAAAGACAACGCTACCATACTACTCAAAGTATGAACAAGTAACTCTTATTGGAACACGCGCACAACAACTGGCCGAGGGCGCAAAACCTCTGGTGTCTCTAGATGGATTACTCACGTCAGATCCTAGGTTTGTATGGAATGTGGCAGAGAAGGAGGTATTTCAACGAAAGTTACCTTTCATTATTCATCGTCGTCTGCCAGATGGAACATCTGAATATTGGAGTACACAGGAGTTATCTGTTATGTGGTAATTAACCATTCATCTCAAGTTGAGTCTGAGCGGAAGGAGGAAATACGAGGAGCGTAGGAGACCATCCGGGAGAATACATTGAAGGTGGGGCATGTTTTACAGTCCCATCTGCCATAAGAAGATCTATGCTGGTCGAGTGATCAAATCGATCATTATCGCGACCGACTTCTAGATATAGTCGTCTAGCATCAGACTTCACCCAGTATGTCCACATATCTTTCAGAAGAAATACGCTGATGAGCGCAAGAACTAGAAATGTATAGTGTAATCCGTTACGATAGACAAGCAGTAGAAGTGCTAGCAGTAACACCGTCGCACCCGGACGAGTAAGTTTTAACATAAGTTCCAGTATGACGCTGGAGAACTGTTTTTGCGTTACAACTATTATGAGAGCTGCCAGCAATAAAGTGGCATAAGATTCATCAGGTGTCATTCTTATCTCTTCTTCACAGAAAACGAATCTACAAAGAAAGAATACTAAACATAGTAAATAGAATGATCTTCCCAATTAGATGTATTAGCTGTAACAGCGTTATCGCTGGCAAATATCTCGCTTACCTTGCGAAGGTAAAGGAACATCGCAAGGAGAATGGTAAGACTGAAATGGAGTATCTTTCTGCTACCACAACGAAGACAGCCGAAGGTAAAGCCCTCGATGAGCTAAATGTTAAACGCCCGTGTTGCCGTCGTCACTTTCTAACGCATGTGGAACTGCTGTAATAAAATCCACGAGAAACACAAATGTCCTATACGGAATATTTACGTACAAGATTGGCTAGTCAGCAGACTGTTGTTAATGTACGCAATTCAACTGATGCCTCTATGGCTACAACAAAAGCTAGAATGATCGCATCACGAGTTTTTCGTGACGATGGTACTGGTGTTGGAACTCTAACAAAACAGACAGATAGACCGGTTTACAATAACGCATCTGTGTCAGCTAGAAAAGCTAGCGGACGTGTTCCAGACGCAAGTGCATACACGGCTCACAGGGGTAGTATTGGTATTGATACCGATGCTCCTTATCGTACAGGAGGTAAGAAGCAACTACTGTGTGTCAATCCCAATCTACTTCCACCTACTCCCGGAAACTGGACCTATCCTACTGCGAGCAGTGTAACTAATGCCAGAGTCTCTTGTCCCAGTGAACGTGGTGATCCTATTAGTGATGTACAGTTTTCTGATAATACAATTCGTTTAAGCGCAGCCCATCCTCGCATGGTTGCTACTGAAGGATGCTGTGATCACAAGATTGAAGATGCGAATCACACGCCTAGCCCAGGAATCGGAGTCGATATTGATAATCAGAGGCGCGCAGTTGGCAAGCGGTTCTTTATGGCATCTCCTCCCAATCCTCAAGGCCCTAACGTATCAGACAACAAGGTCGGAGGACACATTGGACCTCGTTCTAAATATGTTGAGAATAAGCATGGATTCGCAGGTAATACACCTGAAGTACCAACAGCCCCGGGTGGTCAGGGTCAGGAGATTGCTCACTTAAAGATTAATAGACCCAATTTAGCAAATGTCAAGCCGTCTTAATGCTAAGTAGTATTACTATATAATGCTATTCGTATCATCAAATATACAAAAATATCAGGAGTTTCGTGAACTATTTCGCAAGACTCATGATGGAATACAATTTTTAGATCTGTCTAGAATTCAATCGGTACGCCTAATTGATGAAGTTGACGCAATTGTAAAGCACCATTCAAACTGTTGTATTTTTCTTGGGTACTTAGAGCCCGGATGGATGTTAGAGTTGACACACCAGACACGCATTAGAAAGCTCTTTCGTAAGTTTCCGGTTGCCTTTGTAACAAATTTTGTAGAAAGTATACCTTTTTCGTGGAAAAACGAAATCGATACCTTTTACACAGAGACTCCTGTAAATAAGAATGGAAACACCAACTCTCTCAACAATGGTAGTCCTGTACAAGACCAACTTGAACTTTGATACAACTATTCTCGCAAATGTAATCCCACTAACTGAGTCAATTATTAAAGTAGAAAAGCGAGGTGTTGTAAAGCGTGGACAGAGTAAGCGCGATCTTATTAAGCGTCGCTCTAAGAAAGAACCATCTTCAAATTCAACTGGGTTTTGTCATAATTCTCTAACAATTGTTATGATGAACGACGGAGATGGTACAGTTAAGACCAAAGAGATTACGATCAAAATCTTTCAGAACGGAGTATTTCATATGACAGGAATTCTTGATGACCGATATGACAGCTCTTGTATGCGTATTCTTATGGATGTACTTTGGAAGAATTGTAAGGATGCTATTAAGAATGTTCCTGAAACTCACGAAATTATTAATCGGCGAGTGGTTCTCATGAATTATACAACTAAGTTGTCATCCAACAATACAGTTGCTCGTGAAGTGTTACATAATAATATCAAAACGGCAAAATTTGAAGATGTTTCTTCGCATTACGATCCCGATGTATATCCTGGTGTCAAGATTTGCATTGGAAACGACAAGTGGACTGCTAAGGTATTTAGAACTGGAAAGATTATTCTAACGGGTGTTGTGAGTCCAACCGAATGCTCTGAACTTATTTTACGGTTGCTTTCTCTGTTTGAGACGGTACTTCCGCAAAAGTCGAAACCAGAACGTATGTTAGATACAACTGACCGACTTGTAGCGCACTAAGTAAACACATCCATGCGAATATAACTCGGGGATCACTTACTCTTTGCCACGTGTCGGTGAACAGAGCGACTGCTCCTCCCACCACGAGAAGAAGACTTGCGGTGCCCCCGCCGATGAGTCCTGTTATTACGGCGTCCATTCTTTGCTTTACGATTACGTTTTGTTCTACGCCCTCCGTTCGTAGGAGTAGGATCATATGGTTGAGCGTTCATTAATTTATCGCCAACAGCGTCGGTGCTAATCTGTCGTTGGTTGTTTATATTCTGTAAATGAACACCCATTGCCGATACCCCCTTTATGGTTCCTGCTTCTGGAAGCATAGGTGGACGCGCATTTAGATTATCTGCTCCTCCGCGTCTCAGCTTTCTACGACCAGATCCTTTTTGTCCTGCCCCCATAGCTCTAGCTGTAGCAGCAAGTTTTGCGTTGGCATCCAATGTTGTTTTTGAGGCAGCTTCAAGTGCACTTCCCTGTATGTTTTGGTGTGGAGGTGGATCAAACTTTAATTCACTAGGTAAAATTTGTCCACTCGCTAGAGTTGTCATCTTAATGTATTGAGCAGAAATAATAGAAATGTCATCACTTTCGTCAATTCAAATTCAGGCTTTGGTACGTAATATGGATACTAGTATCAGACGCCACCGTAAGCTAAAAAATTCTGACCCTCATAAGTTTTATGAGACAGTTATGGAAGAGAATAAGACGTTATATGAGCTTTTTCCTACCATTTTTGAGAAACATATTGATGGAAAGCTAGACGAGACATTTTTTGAAATGCTCAAGCTTCGCCATAAGATAGACAAAGGCGAATTAAGTGAAGATGATGCCTCGAAAATTATTGGTCAAAAATTATTTGATCGTTATGTTGCTCCTGTAATTGGAAATACACCCGCTCCAGAGAAACCATTAAGTTATTCCGAGTATTATAAACAGTTCGAAAATGCCAGTGACGCTAAGGAGTCTACAAGTTAGACAAGTTAGTGGCGCAGGAAAAAGGGCACCTACAAATTTAACGTATGATCACACAAGAAAACAAACGGTAAATTTAAGTTGTGATTGTAGACCTCCTCCGCCTCCGCCTCCGCCTCTTCCAGATCCTATTCTTGTAGATTATGTACTTCCTGGAGCTTATACCGATGAGCTACCTTTATTGCCAGACGGATACGCATGGCAAATAAGTGGGACTATGATCACGGGTGGTGGTGGCGGTGGTGGCGGTGGTGGAGGGATAAGTATCGGACCTAATTTTTTTACAGGAGCTGGAGGAAGAACATTTAATATAATATTTTCAATACCAGTCTCTTTTACTGTTCCAGGCGGAATATCAATTATAACTAAAGTTGGTCTAGGTGGTCTAGGTGGCACAGGTGGGGCACCTGGTACGTCTGGTGGTAATGGGTGGGACGGTACATCAAGTTCTGTGGCATATGGTGAAACATCCTTTATATCCCCACCATCTATTGGTGGAATTGGTGGATTTCCAGGACCAGGCTCTCCAATAGGTCAACCTGGAGGAACTGGGCCGGGTAGTAGTGGTTCTGGCGGAAATGGAAGTACTAGTCCTGGTTCACCTGGTTTGCCCGGATCAGATGGAGCGAATGGTAGAGTATTTTTTACCGCTACACCGATTCCGATTTAAACTCTTGACGTAATTCCATTAGAATCTTGCCAATTTTGTTCTGTCCACGCCACTTTTCTGGGTGTTTTGATTTTTCTGATGTTTGGGATGTTCCAATACCCCAATATGTATTGCGAGCATCTGCCTCACCAATCATACGTTCTCCTGTTTCCTGTAGCTGTTTTCTCAGTTCAGGATGTTGGATAAATTTAGTACGAATTCCTAGTCGCATAATATCATCCTTTTTGGAATCCCAGACCTCCTTTTCAAATCCCTTCACTTTCTTACCAAGAGCTTTAGCTGCCTTGGAGGTTTTTGCTTTGATAATCTTTTCGTAGATTTCATCATCCTTGAACTCCTTGGCCTTCATTGCTTGGAAGTAGTGCTCTACTGTTGGAAATTGTGTACCGTCCACTGCAATCCGATGTTCGGACATATTGCTGAAATTGCGGTATTCTCCCTTACTCTCGTCAGCCCCGTGAAACAAGACTGGAGGCGGTCCAGCGTCCTCCGTAGACTTGCGTAGTTTCCTCTTGACAGGTTTGGCAGATTCACTCTCAGACTTCCGATCGTCTGATTCAGGCGCTGACTTCTCCTCACCTTCCTTAGGGCTGTTCTGCGACTCGGCCTCACTCTGCGTTGTCTCGACATCTTTACTTTCCTTCTTCGAGCTACGTTTAAACACAAATGTGCGATTTAGAAACGAGAATGCTTGTTGCTCCTGTGTTAGTGTAATGCCAGTTTGGGATGCGTATAATTCTGAGAATAGTTTAGTATCTACAAGAGTCCACCCATGCTCTTCCATAATAGAGGTAACCTTTTCAAACGGAACTAGATATTCAATGGCGGGCTTATCAAAGCTCTCTAGAAACACCTTAACTGGCATACCAAACTCTTCCGTCCATGTTTCACGATCGTCGTACTCTTTCGTATAGTCACCACATACCTGCTTTTTGCTTCCAAACATATATGTCTTGCGACCCGCGAGTAGAGAATAGATTGATTGTCCGTCAGAGCATGTTCCAAAGAACACGTCCTTTCCGTACTTTTGAATGTTCTTTGCGAATGCTCTGAATGTCTCCTCGGTTTCACATGCGTAGTGAAGTGCGAATTGGCAAGAGATTGCGTCAAATGATGTAAGATTTTCAAATTTAGAAAGATATTCTGTAGGTGCAGTTTCTTTGCCGGTAAGAATAGGCATGTATTTGTCATCTTGTTCAAACAGCGGATATACACTCATATCTCCTTGAACAAACAGACAAGGTGGTAGGTAGTCATGAGGGTGCTTGCGTTTGTCCATAATGTAGCGTACTGCGGATCCCTGAGTAGGAGATGTAATGTTTGAGAGAGAAATATCAACACCTACCACTTTAGAAGGATGAACACGTTTCCATTTGTTTAGGTCACCGCCCCGCCCAACTGCGAGCTCCAGCAAAGTGTCATCCTTTGTTATATTCTGCTTGTAGATCTCATCTTTGATACGATTGTGAAAATCATACACATCATTGAATATGCGACATCCTCTCTTTAGGTCATCGCGGTAGTACATGTCATCTTCGTAGGTATCGTCTGGAGGAACAGTTGCGAACTTACGAATCATGTCCTCTGTTACGGGAATGTGCATTGATGTCCATACAGAGTTCGCAGTGGCAATGTCATTGCCGTACTGTGGTTCATGAAGAACACGGTACTGATATGTCTTATCGTAGCGAGTACGCAGAATTGTCCAGCGATGAGTTTCCGTATCATAAGAGCATTCTACAATCGTATTATCTTCAACACGATTTCCGGCGGAATCTACGGTTAGATTCTTCTCGTTCAGTGGAATGAGTAACTGATACGCATCCGGATCACGTGGAACAGTTGGTTGAAATACTGACGGGACACGTGTGTTTGTTTCAGCTACTTTCTGAAGATCGTCGGGTAGCTTACGAGGAACATATTCGCCAGTCATAGTCTCGCGAGGATACACAATATCTTCACCAGGAGTACGAGAAACATACAGTTCAGCCTTCTTTGCTTTTACGCTATCAACCGGGTCAAATGTTTCGTCTGGTGAAATCTTGACAAGAAAGTCAATCGTATTCATATGCGGTGGCTTCCATTTGTAGACTCGCAGACAAGTCTTACCCTTACGGTCATCTCCACATGCTACAGATGTATTTCGAGGAGTAAATATAAGCCCGTCGGTTTCATATTCAAATTTAGTATCCAGAAGTGACTGAATACACTCTTCCATCGCAATCCCATCTCCTGCTAGAAAGAGCTTTGTTTCAATACGAAGCTGTGTTAGAGAAGGTGTCATCTGAAACTTTGATCTAAGGTCTTCCACAAACACACGTGCGCATCCGAGACGAGAGTTCAACGGGTTTTTCATGGTGTCGTCATCACTTTTCATGAGAGGAAGACCACGAGTATCGCGATTGCGAAATCGATATACATCAAAGATACAGAACAGGCGCTTGTCTGCGATGTATTCTCCATCAATGAAGTCTCCAGAGTTAGCATCGTCCAAAGCAGTAATTCCTGTCCATGTTATCTGTAAAGATGGAGATACCATGATGAGTTTGCGGTCACGTGTCACGTATAATCCTGCGCGGCATCCATCGGCTTTGTTTGTGACAGTGTAATCTTTGAGAATGTTGTGAACATTGTGATGGTTTAGGTGACGACGAGACATAGTAACAGGATTTAGAAATACATTTGGTGTCATTTTGAACTCTTGCTGGTAACGATGAATGTCGGAAACAGGTAGCAAGAATGGTGTCTGGTAATATGCCTGTGAAATCACGGTCATGATTTTAAGTAAGTCCTCCACAATGAGCTTGTTATCAATAGGAGAAGCCTTGTTCTCGAACTCAATCTCTAGCTCGTATGAATGAGGCTGTTTCAACATATCACGAATACTCTGCTTGGAATTCATGGGGCGTGACTTGACCATTGAGAAATCAATACGGAACAGATTAGCGGCAGTGTGAAACGACTTGCGATGAATCATTCTAATGTGACCTTTGGGATCACTCGGATTACCCTCCCAGTCCTTACGAAGTACCTGTTCGGATCGTAGTGTAAATCTAGCAGATGCTTCTGGTGCGTCTACCATGTCACGCTTTCCAAGATTACCCTCGAAGTATTTCTGCTTTCTCTCCACTTCAAGCGGAATTTCTTTGAATGAGTTGTTCACACATAACTTGTGAATGTTTGTGGCGTCTTTAATGATAACACGACTACCATCACCATATGCGATAGACAGTCTGTGCTCTTCGGTTTGAAGACCTACAGCGAGTGTTTGAATTGATTTGAGGACGCGATCGGCCACATCCTTTGTTTGAATTTTACCCGAAAGCAGCTTACATTCTAGCTCTGCTTTTGGATCTTTCTTGGCGATATCAACGAAGGATATAACTTCGTCTAAAACTTGCGTAGTGACGATACTATCCATACTGTTATATTTTTACTTGGATTAAAACCAGTCCATTTTACACCATTCGTTCGTATGTTTTTCTAGTTTTCATGTCTTCTTCCATACGCTTTCGCTGATCCAAACAAAAAAGAACATAGCGTTCCACTTCTGCGAGAGTATCGTTATCTAATGTCTCACTCGAAATAAGCACACCATTCTGGGTCTTTGTAACAGGTGGTCCATTCTTTTTCATGATATTATAAATCTGTTTGTGCTCATTAACCTCTAGTTTATCAATCTTGTCCTTAAGACTCTCCAGCTTTGAATGAGAAAACTTGCTCATTTTCTAGATTACCTGCGCTCTGTCTAAGCTTTCTCTTCTTTGGTTTTTCAGGTTCAGCCGTTGTCGTAACAACTTGTTTGGTTTCACTATCGACTGGAACAACTGTAGCCATAAGTGCGTCTAGTGGATTCACCGCTGGTTCGCCAAGAAGAGGAGTCTCAACAGGAGCAGCTATCTTGCTTAGAAGCCTAGCTACAACAATAATATCACGATCCTGTTGCTTGAATCGTGAGCCTACTACCTCAAATTCAATATCATCACCAATCTTGACATTCTCAAAATCAGCATTTCCAATGTGAAGATCGCGAGGTATGAGAACCTTGATAGGGGGAGTTTCACAGTGAATACCGACTCTGCTTCTAACAGTTACGGGAGCCTTAAACTTTTGACCAGAGTGAGGCATACATACATCTGCTTGGAACTGTACATCATAGTCTGCGCCTCCCTTGATGTAGTTTAGTCTTCCGAGTGTATAGTTAACAATTGTGATACTGTTTCGTTGAATAAATCCTTCAGCAGAACACTTCCCCTCAAAGTTCATCTTTAGTTGAGCAAGGATTGATGCCTGCATATTCTTCTGAAGAAACTTTGAGTGAATGTGAACCTTCTTGGATAATTGACGTCTTTCAAACAGAGGATCCATCTTGTTGTTCAAAGAGTATAGATTGTTTTATCCATTTTTCCTGAAAGTAAAAATTGGACTTTCGTCTCTTTATTTTTTTTGATTAGAAGTATGGCTTAGATGACATGTCATACCCTGTCTCCTCTTTAATATTAGAACCTAACGTAAGATTATGCCATCGCGAGCACTGTCTTCCATTACAGATCTGGCATGAACGAATTATTACACCTGGCTGAGGCTGTGCTGCGTATGTAGGGCCCCACCAGTAGCAATAGTTGTTAAACCTGTGCTCAACAGAACCATCCTTATAGAATCGAGTGTATCTGCCCTCGTATCCAGAAATGTTGTTAAAAGCATCTGCTACTGTTGGCTTTCTCCTGTAGATTCTAAGTGTTCCGTCCTTTGATAGAATGGATGCGTCGCCATTTCCATCCCAAGAGTACATGTCTCCGTTTGGAGCCTGAATACAGATTGTATTAAAATCGTTAGGAAGTCTAGAAGGGCATACCGGATACTTCTCAATTGATAGAAACACGTTTGTGGTTTGCGGCATTCTAATCTCTACAGTTTGAACTTGAGTTGTCATGTTGTTAACTCATGTGGTAAATGTGGTAAACCAATCCGTTTTACATGTCATCGGGATGGCGAATACCCAAGAATACCGGGAATCGAGGAAGATCCTTAGCGCCAGACTCCTGAAACTTATACTTAACAAGCTTACCAAGCATACTGTCACGATTCTCCCAGTAGCTCACACGATCCTGAGCCGTCATTCCGGTGGAAACATTGAATTGCTTTCCATCAGCTGTCTCAACAGTAAATGCTCCAAGAACGCCAGCAGGAACCATACCAGCCTTCTTGTGAGACCGCTTTGAATGTCCCAACTCATCCTTAGTCTTCTCATTCTCGTTGTGCATCATCTCCTCAAATCCCACGATGGTAGCCTCTGCGTCAGTGAAACGCTTCAGCTTAAGCAGGTAGCCCTGCTTGGCAGTAGATCGCCCAAACTTGTACGGACCATCTGGAGAACGAAGCATGATCCCCTCAAACTCATAATCATCAACACACTCTCGCTCGTACTCAAGCATATCCTCCTCATTGTCAAACTTATGAGGAAGAACCTTCTTACAAAAGGCAGGAAGCTTCATCTTCTCAAGATCACTCATACGCTCAAGATACGGCTTATTTGAGATGACATCAAACACATGAAACTCGAAATTTGTAGGCTCACCATCCTCACTCATCACTGCCGATTGAATTTGATTAAAGTTTGCGTGAGGAATAATCAGCTCTCCATCTAGATTATCTAGACACATATTTAGCATTTTTGAGATGTATGCGTTAGGAATCTTCTTCAGCTTACGCGATAGTGCGATTCCGCCCCGAATAACACAGCGAATGCCGTCGTATTTGGGTGAACAGTACACCGGATACTTGATATTCTCAAGTTCAATTGGGCTTGCTAGCATTGGTTGAAATGTCATTTTGATTCGTACTATTGGTATTGTTAGCATTAACAAATCCATTTTACCGAATATTGTTTTCAATAAACTCTCGTATATAAACTCCATCGCGAATGTGTACGTTGTCATCACTTAATGATTTATTTAGATAACCATTATCATCTACATACTTATCGTATATATTAAAAAACAAAAAGTTATATTCAACACATTTTTGCTGTAGTTTTTCATTAAAATATAAAACATAGGCTTTTCGTTGATCATCTAATCCTATAAATGGATATTCTGGGTTACTTGAAGTATTAAAAGATTGAACTGGTGGTACAACATTGTATACACATGTCTTTAAGTTATCAAATCCGTCTACAGCAGTTTTAATTTTAGCGAAATAATTATCTACAATATCATCAATAATTTGCTTATAGCTATTACTTTCGGTTATATGTTTATGTATATGACAACGACAGTCAATTTCACCAAAACAAAAGATTACTGTATCACCGTTATTCGCACCAAATTTTTTTATATCAATACCATCTCGTCCGATAGAAAAACATAGCTTTGGCCCTATAGTGTACGTAATAACATCGGGAATATCAATCCAGCCCTTAGTTGCGTGGCTATCGCCAAATGTACGTATAACCATTTATTTAATCTTTAAAATGGATTGTATTTTGATAAAAGTAATAGTAGTAAATGACGGAAGATAATTCAAAATTACGAATTCGAATTCCTGAACACGTTAAAGTGTCATGGACATGTCCACAATGTGATGATTATTTTGAAAGTATTACGCCGTCTATTAATCATGAATATGTTTGCTCTAGTCTTTCAATCTCTTCAGTAAATCTGACCTGTTCTCGTCCTCAGAAAAAATCGCGTATTCTTCAGGAGTCACCCAAAAAAGTCCCTCCTTCCCACTTAAAACCGCCTCTCGCACCAAGAGGTCGAGAAACAAACATCTATCTTTCTTTGTTTTAACCTTCTCTGGAAATCCTGAACCAACTAACCATTCGGAAAACTTATCCAGCAAACCAGCTTGATATGTTGTACACTGACGACCACCAATGTTTTTTGCTCTCGCAGCTCGTTTTACATCCGGAGACTTTTCATCCATATTGAAAATTACACCACTGTCCTTAATTGAGGCAAACAGATCGGCTTTTCTAGCAACAAAAGAATCCTTTGCCGCTTTCAACCAAGCTCTGTATGCGTCTTCTTCTACACCTATTGGAGTTGTTTTTTCCTTGGCGTTATTGTAGATGTTCTTAGAACCTAAGATATATAGATTATTACCCTCCGATGTCTTGGCAAGCAGAGGCTTAGCATAACGAGGAGGATCGCTCCAATTGAGAGTTAATAAATGTTCAATCTTATCTTTTTCACTTAGAACTACATCTGCGATATACCAGTCCAATACTTCAGGAGTGAAACGTTCTCTGATATATTCTGGAAAAGCATGTGCCTCACGTTGAGCGGATAAATTAGAAAAACCAACAGATTCAACTGGCGGAACAACCGGAGCTTCTACCGCCGCCTCTTCTGGGGCAGCATGAACTGGTAGATCTACCGGTACACCCTTTTCATGAACAAGAAGACGATCTAATAACGTATCGTTCTCACCAACTGTAAACGCAAATACACCATTCTTTGCTTGGAGATGACCAATTCTACCTTGTTTATCCTTCAATTGAAATCCAGAATCAATCGCATTTTGAAGTATATATGATAAAACACTCTTGGTATATTGTTTCATAGATTCGTGTTCAAATAAATCTGTGTTCTTCCATACTGGTTTTTTAGCAAAAAGTTTAAGAACCTTATCTAAAATCTCATCTTTTACATCAAGAATCGCAGATAGCGGTCGTTCATGATTGGGATCTACTTCGGAAGGTTCAATGTTACATTTGATTTCATACGTTCCTTCTTCAAATGTAGGAGCGGACATAGCTGATAACGGTAGTTCTATAAGTGTTCCAGCCGGATCTTGATTACGATGCTGCGGAATAAGAAATCTAGTTCCATCTGGTCGCACCTCTCCTCTCCAGTCTGGAGGTAAACTATTCGCAGCTTGTTGTAGATTACAATCCATAGCAGATTCCATAACTACACGTTTTACCTTGGCAATACGAATGGCTTTATCTTCTACGAATGTACGGTAGATATACTCATCAACTGTTTCTTGTTCAGAATCGGGATAGCGACAAACATGAAGATACACTGTACAGTTTTGTTCTTCAAAATCAAGAGACGAATGAGAGCATGTTCTCATACCGCGTCCAAGAACTTGTTCGATACGACTCATATTGAACCACGGATCTAATACGTGAATCTGACGAATATTACGGAAGTCAACACCTTCGGATACTTTCGGGGATGCGATAACAACACGAATGTCAGATCCATCTGCGTTTTCGGGACGCTTGAGACGAATTAGTGATTTTTTGATTTCCGAATCAGAAATATCAGACGTAAATAATACATACTTACCTTTTGATCCTCGTGTTACTTCACCAGATGTTTCCTTTAATAGACGATTTCCTAAAGCAGGATCAAATCCGTGCTCTTCAAGACACATTGCGAATAACTGTGCTCCCGATTCTACTACATTTGAGAATACAAATAGGATTCCAGTTGTGGCATCCATAATTTTTGTAATGAGCCCAAACTTTGAACTATAAAGTGAAACCTTAGATGGCGCTAAGAACTTCTCTCCGCGATACTTGTATCCTCCCTCAGACTTCTCAAATGTTTCACGAAATGACTTATTTTCAGGATATACACAAATCAGACGAGAATCGGATACAGCCTTTACGGTTACTTCCTTGATAGCAGCCGCCTGAAGAGGAGAAACAAATGACTTTGTAAGAGTTAGGTATTTTCGTGGTTTCTTTATAGCCTGTCCTCTGATATCAACTGTACGATCGGGTAACGCAATCATATTATCGGGTGGAGGTAGTCTGAATGGAAATGTAAATGGATTCTCTCCTCTTACAAATGAAACATAATCCTGACACCAACCCCGAAACTGCTTTTCATAACCTTCCTTAAATTCACCTGCTTCCGTAAATATATCGGATGTTTTGATCATCTTGTTTCGCTCGAGCTTCCTCTCATTCCATAAAAATAGATTAATGTAGTAGACTATCTCATCAAATGTATCGTACATTGGTGTGGCGGTAAGAAGAACAAGTGTTACTCCTTCTGCCGTCTTAAGGATTTGTTCAATTGCGATCGCAACTAATTTGTTGGTTTCAGATTCTGTAGTCTCCTTTAAGTTGTGTGCTTCATCAATGATGATTAGTCTGTTGTCGAATGTATCATGAATCCACTTTTTCATGTCATTGTCTGTCTTGGCAATCAATTTCTGTCTGTCGATCATATTCGCAAAAGTTTGGTATCCAACAAATTCATAGAATTCGCCAATAATCTTATTAGCAAGATTCATCACTCTTTGCTGTGAAGCCTTATCGGTGTATCGTAGTGACTCCGACTGAGAGCGTTGAATCATATCAAGATAACGTCTACCAGTACATTGTTTTGATAATAGCAACCCATCTGCGTCTACCGATACACGAGAGATGTCAAAAATCTGAGCCTTAAAGTTCTCCTGAACGGACGGATTAGCAAGAACAAGAACTCGTTTATCTTGAAATTCGGGTCTTATGATGTATTCCTCTGCTATCTGAATGGCAGTACATGTTTTTCCTACACCTGTACCATGTACCATCAATAGACTACGAGTGGGAGATTCTGGACTCAGAACTCTTCTCAGGAAACGCTGATTAGCCTGTAACTTAAAATCCTTTGACATAGACGATGAACATAGGGATTCTCTCATCTGCTTGAGAGCATCCAAATTGGCATTTGATGGTAGTGGCTGTGATTTAGTTTCTGCCAACTCTTCATGAGAGACGTTCACCATCCTTATTCTTATCTTTAAAAACGGATTTGTATTGTATAACTTGAAATGGAATACACTCATAATGGCAGCAACTAAAGTTACAATGTTTCAACGGATTCAAATGAAGAGCAAGCGTACTCCTGTAGTAACCGTGGATACACCAGTAGTAAATACGTGGCTAGACCTACCAAGCAATACGATGTCTTTGTATGATTGGTATGATCGTGAGACAGCTGACAATCTTCTTAACCGTGATTGGTTTATCGAGGATGACTGTATTCAAGAGGTTCTAGAGCGTGCTGATCAGGATGCGTGGGATTGGATCTATGCCAATCGCAGCAAGTATTCGACACGCATTCGCATGCTCATCGAGCCAGAGGATTATCGGTTTCCAGTTGAGAAACTTAAGATTCGAGTTGCGGAGCTCACAGATTCCATGATGGAGAAAATTAACTCTGAGCGACAGAAGAAGATTGATGACGCATTTGAGAAGGATTGGATTGAGCACTCGAAGACTATTCAGGATAGAGGATTTAGCGAGGTTGATTCTGTTCTAGATGACGCATGGGACAACTTCTGTCATGCCAGAGATGTTCTTACAAAGTATCTTGAGAAGCCTGCTGCGAAGAAGTATGTCGCACCAGGCAGTAGGGATAAGGATACTGTTGATCCTAAGCAACTTGAGATTGAGACTAATGTTCGTAAGATGGAAAATGAATATGATCTAGCTCAAAAGGCGGTAGATGAGGTAGATACATTGTATTGGGATCTAAAGAAGAATGCCTACCGCAAAATCTGGATGCCAACACTGTAAAGGCAAGACTCTATTCAAGATTACTTGTAAATGTGAAATGATACTTTGTTTCAACTGTAGATATCCAGAAGTACATAAATGTACCTTTGACTATCAGAAGAACACAAGAGAAAATCTAACTAAAGATAATCCTGTTATAGTGAGCGAAAAACTAAATAAGATATAAATGAACCTAACAGATATTGGTTCAGCTGTTGTGTGGGTAGATTTTTTCACTATTCTTCTTTCAAAAGTTTTTCATCTAGGAAAAGCCCTTGATAAATGGTATGCCACATTTGGTATTCTAGCGATTATTTCAGATTGTTTGGTTATCATACTTGGTATCATGATTGCCAAATTTATTGCCCCTGGCGTAAACACTATTACACTAGCAGGAGTGTCTATTGTAGTTCAAATAATTCATGATGTTCTATTCTATTATATGGTAATTCTAGGTGTTCCTCGTGGACAGAACACCATGATTGATTTGTTCAAAGAGTACGCAGTTGAAAACTCTTGGAAGATACTTGTTGCTGATTCTGCTATGATTGGATCTACTGTATTTCTAGCTGACTATCTATCCACATTAAAAGCATCTCATACAACATTTATTGGATTGCTGGGTGTATATGCCCTAACATATATCATTTATACTAAATAAGAATGGGAGGCGGTTTATTTGGAACTCCGTTGTATTTGAATCCTAAGTGTTTAGTTTTTAGTGCGTTTGTGTTGGCAGTATACTGGTTACCTCACCCGAAAGCTTATACGCATAAAATTGTAGCAGCTTTTTTGCTTGCGACCTTAGCATATGTTCTGCTTGCGTGGTATGATTACATATATAGTTGTACTGACAGATTAGGGCCTACGCTGTTAGGTTGGTTATCTATGCCGTTTAAGCCTCAATCTTATAGAGATCAATTTAATCAGCTTCCAGTGACATACAAAAAAATAGTGCGAACGTTTGACGTTGCTATTTTAGTTGTTTTAGTTGTTTTAGTATTTATCCCGTACGTTGCCTTTTAACCCCGTCTCTCGGCAACTCCGTCGATGAACGCTTGTGCGGCATCGCGACAACAAAGATACTGTGCTCTAATATCTGCCAACGTCTTCTCGGTATCCTTGTGCTTCTGAGTAAGGTCGTCAATAGCTTTCTTGTTCAAGGCCGTATCGAGAACCGTAGTCATGACATTCTCAAACTTCGTGGCAAGCGCTGTTAGCTTGTTCTTAAGCTCCTCGTTTGTCTCCTCAAGATGACACTTCTCACCGTATAGCTCCTCGTACATATCCTCCTCCTCAGACAACTTGGTCTCAAGCTCTGCGATCTTCGTATGAAGCTTCACGCTGAATGGATCCATACACGTTCTCAGAACATTGTACATGAACGCGAATAGCAGAATCCAACACACTGCTCCGAAGACATCGATAACCCTAGCACCATCGCTATTACATACAAATGTGCCGTAGCCATACTTCGCATAGCACGTATCAACCGTATTGCTCACACTTGGATTAATTGAATTCATGTTAGTTGAGTTGATCATTGTATTGTCGGGTAGTACTCCTCAGTGTGATCTCTAATGAATCCGTTTTCAATGAATTGGTTTATGAACGGTAATAATTACGAGAACATAACTACGTATGCGATAAGGACGTATATTATCAACATTAATAAGAAAGTTCATTCGATTGAAGTTATAGTTTGACGGAAGTTTAAGGACAATATAATGTGGTCTATTTTTACGAGAAAGTATTTCTTCTAACCACACATCGAGTCGCTTTGATGACAACGTAAGATCAATATTTTTATGCTTTTTATAGTCTTTTCCACCCCATGGTGGGTCTATATAGAGCACATTTGTGTTCCAATTAAATAACTTGGTGGAATCTCCATGATGTAATGTAACATTGTTAAATTCGTACACGTTTACATTGTTTGTCAAAGCATCGAAGTTGTCATCCTTTAGTTCAATGCTATGAACATGTTGGAAACTACTAGCAAAATTCAGAGTGTCTCCACCTATACACGCAGTTACATCTGTAATCGTCATGTTAATAAGATCTTTCAATACATATCTTAATATATTCATGATTCTATCTGCGTCTCTCCAACGTGTTATACTGTATGACCCTTCATCTGTTATCTTAAGCTTTGAATAGTCAAGACCTTCTTTACGAGGGAATAAATCCTCCATCTAATTTCTATTATGAGTCCACGTCTTAAATTCATTTTAAACGTGGCATGTTTTATTTAAGTAATGTGTGGTATTTGGGCTTTGATTGGCGAACATATGTCTATGACGGATGTAGCCAACCACATCAAACAACTCAACAATCGTGGACCAGAAGATAGTAAAATGTTGTTAGGACACAGATATCAACTCGGGTTCACTCGTCTTGCGTTGAACGGATTAAATGAAGATGGAATGCAACCTATGTGCTTCAACGATGTTCATTGGGTGTGTAATGGTGAAATATATAACTGGAAGAGTATCGCAGATGAAATTAGATTTGTAAGTAAGAGTAGTTCTGATTGTGAGGTTGTTGGTCCTGCTTTACACAGATTTGGATCCGTTGATAATTTTTTCAGAAGACTACACGGTGTATTCGCGATGGTAATCGTAGATGGTGATTATGTTATTGTAGGTAGAGATCCATATGGTGTACGACCGTTATTTATTCAAAGATTCAACTCTCAATTGATTATTTCTAGTGAAGTAAAGGCTTTACCCAAGGGTGGTTTTGTTAAACCATTTCCTCCAGGACACTATGCGGTGATAGATATCAAAACACTTTCTATCGAGTATACTCGATACCACAAACAGAGCATTGTTCCGATTCCGCGTGAGCATGTATTTACGAGTATCCGTGAAAGTCTAACTGCTGCCGTTCAGATTCGTATGTTGGCTGAACGCCCCATCGCAGCTCTTTTGAGTGGTGGGTTAGACAGTAGTTTGATAGCTGCTCTTGTTCAACAAGAACTCGTTAAAGCAAAACGTCCGCCACTTGAGACATTTAGTATTGGATTTCAGGGTTCAGAAGATTTACGTCATGCCAGAATGGTAGCTGATCATATCGGTTCAAATCATACAGAAATTATTATGACACCTGAATACTTCTTTAATGTAATACCTCAAGTAGTCCGCGATATTGAGTCATATGACATCACAACTGTACGAGCATCCGTTGGTAACTGGTTAGTAGCAAGAGAGATTTCTCGTTATTCAAAGTGTAAAGTTGTATTTAATGGAGATGGCTCAGATGAAGTCCTTGGTGGATACCTTTACTTTTATAGAGCTCCTAGTGATGAGGAGTTTGAGAGTGAATCCAATCGTCTGCTAGAAGACATTCATTTGTTTGATGTACTGCGTTCTGATAGATGTATTAGTAGCCATGGTCTAGAACCCAGAACACCTTTTCTTGATAAGCTGTTTGTAGATGTTGTAAAGTCAATTCCAGTTGACATGCGACGCCCAAACTCCGACCATATGGAAAAATGGGTTCTGCGTGAAGCATTCAAGGATACAAATATTCTTCCACTAGAAGTTCTATATCGCAAGAAGGAAGCATTTAGTGATGGTGTAAGCACTAATAAGGGTATTTCATGGTATGAAGAATGCCGAGCTAGATCCTTTCAGAAGGTTCCAGATTGGAAAGATAACTTGTTGGATAAGATTCACTTGAAGCCGTATACCGCTGAATCTTTTTACTACAGAATGATATTCGATTCATATTACGATGGTCTAGAGCATTTAGTTCCATACTTTTGGATGCCCAAGTGGAGTCCAGAAACAACTGATCCAAGTGCTAGAACATTAAATCCATCCACAGTGAATGCGAGTTAGAAAAATGTATGACTCATTGAATATCTTTTCAAGATCAGACAATGAGCTACTCATTAGTAGTAAGTGACGTAATACCTTATTGTTAGGGCCAAAATATATAGGATAATCGCTATCTAATTTCAGAGTATAGTCAGATTTGGTTCTAGCATGCGATTCTGAAAGATTTTTTGTAACAAAATCCAGTTGATGCTCACTTGCCTTTCCAAGAACACTTCGAACACTACGCGTACTTCCAGGAACATATACAACATGTTGTCCTGCTAGTAGGTATTTCAAAATTACAGCTGGAACTTCACGCTTTGAAGAAACTTTATGTAGAGAAACTGTATCTATGTCCTGCTCACTAACAACAACAATCTGATCATGAATCAAAGGTGTCATTGAGCGAAGCATTTCACTATTCTCGCCTGCGACAGAATTATGAGACCCATAACCATTTGAGTATGGTACAATATTAACAACCTTCTTGCTTTTTAACCAGTCAAAGTAAGGTCTAAACGGTCCAATGTGAGCCTTGTCGTCAAAATGAACATACTCATAAATAGTTTCATCCTTTCTACATTCGATTAAGTTAGAAACATATCTATCATATGCGCGCGGATATCTGTTCGAAGCGGCACCTTCGGCTGCTGCTCTGTCTTCACCAGTTAAACATTCTGGGTGAGAGATTGCGATTTGATTCTTCTTTGAAAAGTTGGGAACCTTTTCCATAACATAATCATAATCCATATCAAGCCATAGATATTCAATAGGTAACTGAACAGTTGAAAGAGTTGTAAGGAGAGCCTTCATCGTAATTGCCATAGACAAAATGCGATCATCAGCCTTTCCCGGATGCTTTAATGTTTCCTGTTGCCACACCTTGAGAAGTCTACGACCATAGTATGTGTTACCAAAATACATTGTACCTCCAGATGTTTCCAGCACATACGGATCAAAGCACGAATCCTTCCAGTGTCTCGGGCGAGGGTCTACATTCCAGCCACGTGCCATATAGTCGATACCTTTCATGTCACAAACCGATGGATACTTCTTAATCTTCATGTCTCCATCAATATAGAGAACACTTCTTGGATAACAGGCGGCTAGTGCTAGATCAATGAAGTAAGGTTTAAAGTTAATCGCATGCTGATAGCCACCTTTTACCGCAAACTCAGGATACTCTTCTGCTAAGTAATTACACTTGTGCTTTGAGCAAGCTTTCTCCCAGTTGGCAATCATAGCTTCAAACTTAATAGGAGGATCATACGGTTGTTCACCATCTCCTAAATCTTCCGGGCAAGGGCGCTGCGTGTTCTTATTTAGATTACCACGCCCCCACCAATATGTGATTACTACAAAATTACTGTCTGCGTTCACAATCGTTGGTTTTAACGAGTGTGACTTTGCTCTGGAAAAAAAGTCTTCCGACCCACCTCTATGTTTCTGAAGGCTTCCCATCCTTATTATATTTTGTTTATAAAATCTATACTGATGTGTTAATTGTGTCTACCGAATTCACTCGGCGTATGGTGTTACTATAAGATGGAGATACAGAAACACTAGTAGACGAACATACATCATGTGTTGTAAACGGAAGAACCGGCTTCTTGTCAATTTTATCAATTGCCGTCATTAGAAGAGCAACGGTCATCATCATGACAAATACTCCAAAGGTAAGCAGCATATTAAGTGCGTCCATATGGGCATTGTTAGTCTGACTCCTAAAATGGTTTGAGTTACTTGAGAAGTTTGTATTGATTGGCATGGTGTCACAAGGTAAGATTAAAGTGGCGTTCACGAATCCGTTTTGTATACTTTATGAACCATGAAAAATGAATTTATTCACCTTACATTATTAGATTAGTCAATTAAGTCTACATATTAGATTAGTCAATTAAATCTACAATGAGCATCAATTCTGAGAAATGCGATGATCTGTCTGCTGTTCCCAAAGTGGGAACAAAGTGTTATATCTGGATGTCAGATGATTCAAAGAGGAAAATCGTTTCTGTTCAGTTGGCACCAGACTCTATCCTCCAGATCAAGGATATCACTAACCATGTCCGCAACTACTTCAAGAAGTACTACCAGACTTTCGACGAGTGGCGCTCCTCTCTTCCTGAGAGTGGTAAGATACACACGGTCCATAGTGAGAGAGACGCTCAGGCATGGATTAACTGGGAGCACTGGGACGACTATTAATTAAAAAAACTCTAAACCTTTTTGATTTGGTACTCTATACGAACCATGAAAAACGGATTCTTTGGTTTCAGGATAGACTCATACCAGACAAGGTACGAAAGTACATTACCGGAAACGGGGGGGACGCACTAGGGGCGTTCGGTATGAGGCGAGGGTGAAGGGCTAGCATACAACGGGGATTACAACAAGAAACTCTCAGCTCTGACGCAATGTCACAATGGGCACGCAACTGAAACTCAGTGACCGGATCCGCAAGGGTCTCAACGGTCAGCTGAATAGGAAGCGTTAAAATGGGAAGAGTATTGGAAAAGCTCCTAATATACGTCGAAAGACCTCTGTATTGGGTATAAATGCTTTGGAGTAATCACGGACTAGAGGTAGGTTCCCTCTAGTCACGGTTGTCAGACCGAAAATAACTGACTGGAGGTGACAAAGAATTGTTAAAGGGAAACCTTTGATGGGCGGTCATCACAGAGTGCTGCGAGGTTGGGGCAGCCGAATGTTTCCTTGGTTAATGCCGAGTATAACTTCGTTTTTTGATTACAGATTCATTCACAGAGCAGTTGAACAGTATTAACAGCATATAGTTCAATGTGAAATAGGTTGGTGAAATGTGTGGTAGTATAATCTAGTTTTAGTGGTTAATGTGGAACAGACAGGAATCTATAGGTGGGTAACCCTTTTTGGATTCTCATAGAGTTCCTTTTCGCGATCATGTATTTTTTCTCAGGGGGTATCAAAA